TTCACCGCTCCAGTCCTCTCTGACGACCAGTCCGCTATTTATCGCTGCATCGAATCCCGCAAGGGGAAGGCTCTGGCTATCTCCGCTGCCGAGATCGTCCGCCTCACTGGTATTGCCGATCGTCGCTCCCGTGCGCTGGTGAAGGAGTTGGTCGAGGACCACGGCCTGCCGATCGTCTCCTGCCCCTCTGGGTTCTTCGTCCCGGCCACCGAGGAGGAGATCACCGCAGCCTATCGCCAGTCGGTGTCGTGGGCGCTGTCGCTGCTGCACCGGGCCAGCTGTTTGAAGCGATCGACCGATCTGCAGCGGATCGTCGGCCAGTTGCGGCTGGAGGTGGCGACATGAAGTGGCCGGTTGGGAAGTATAACGGCAGGCGCATTGTTGGGCTAGAGATCGACGCAAAGGTCCGCGTCAACGTCTGGTACTGGCGGCCTCGCTGGTTTACCTACACCTCTCGCATTGCCTGGCTCTGCTTCATTGTTTCGCTGGAGTGCGTCTACGACTGAAACCACCACTTAAGCGCGGTTTCTTTTCCTATATGAAGGGACGGCTGTCCCTAACTCTCATTTGCCTGCGGGCAGCAGAAAGGTTTTGCCATGAACAACATTCTTTATCTCGATATCGAGACCATCCCCGATCAGACTCCCGGTGCTCTGGAGGCGATTCGCGCCTCTATTGAGCCGCCCGGAAACATCTCGAAGCCGGAAACTATCGCCAAGTGGATGGAGGAGAACGCCGTCGCGAAATCTGAAGAGGCGTGGCGCAAGACTGCGCTGGACGGGAGCAAGGGGGAGGTGGTGGTTGCCGGCTGGGCGTTTAATGATTTTGTGCCGCGCCGTGTGATTCGCGACTCGCTTCGTCCTGGCGACGAGAAGCGGCTGCTGTTTGACACCTTTGAGTCGATCCTGATGGAACTGGAGACGCTTCCAGATGCCCCTCTTACCATTGTTGGTCATTGCGTCAAAGACTTTGATCTACGTTTCCTCTTCCAGCGGGCGGTCATTGCCGGCGTTCGCCCGACCTTTGACCTCGGCGTCGGCCAGCGCTATCCGGCTCATATCTACGACACCATGACCGAGTGGGCAGGATGGGGCAATCGGATCTCGCTGGCGAATCTCTGCAAGGCACTTAATGTCCCGGTCAAGCAAGGTGGCATTGACGGATCGATGGTTTGGGATTTGGTGAAATCGAATCGCATCGTTGAGGTGGCGGACTATTGCTGTACCGATGTTGTTGCGGTCCGCGAGTGTCACCGCCGCATGACCTTTGCGGGGTGAGACCATGACCATTCCCGAACTCCTCCGCGATATCAATCAGCATCTGGCGCCGACCGAGATCATCGGCGTGCGCTATGCCGAGTTCCCCAACGAGGAGACGGAGTGCTTGCGCCGTCGCTGGACGCTGGTGACGACGATGGGCGCTGCTCCTCGACATGTCCGGGCTTTCGACCACTTCTTTTCCCGTGAGGGCTGCATCGCTGCCCTGCGCGGTATCAGCTCCTTCCTCGACCGTTAACCTCTCGCCGTCCTCCGGGGCGGCTTTACTCCGATGCCGGTAGCGACTGGCAGAAAGGCATTCCCATGTCCGAAGAATTTGAAGCTGTTGATTACAACACTGCCGTAGCTGGTCTTATTGAGACGGGCGACACCGAAGACGTCCAGATGCTCCTTGGTCACAAGGATCGCTTGCGCTGTGGCGGGATTATCCGTACTGGCGTCAAGGTTCCGAAATCCTCTTGCACGGACGCCGAGAAGAAAAAGTTTCTTGAACTCGAAGCGCAGGGGATGGGGTACGAGGCCATTGATGCCGCCATCGGTGGTGTCAGCCGGTCCGCGAAGTCCAAACTTGTGCCGCGTAATGCGAATCACTTCGTCGTGCGGGCGAACGATTTTGGCCGTCCGTCTGATGCCGAGTACATCTTAAACAACTTCGCTGATCCTGATTCCAAGGTGCGGTCACTGCCGATCTGGTTGAGTCAGGACGCGATTGAAAAGTGTGTCCAGAACGGTTTCTGTGCCTTCAATGGCGGGGGGCAGCTTGTCGCCGCTTCTTTCTATGAGGGGAAGGAACTCCGTGTCCGCTATCTCCCGAAAGACTTCAAGGGCGGTGCGGTGAAAAAAGAGGATTGGAAGATTGCCAAACTTGACCCGGATAATCCTGTCGATCCTGCCGGTCGCAAGTTGGACTTTGGCGCGATTTTTCGCTTCAATGTTCCGGGCTTGAAGGGCTTTGACGAGGTTGTTTGCATCAGCCGGTCTTGGTTTGGGGCGTCATACAGCATCGCCTTGCTGCGTCGTGTTCGGTCGATCCTTGGCCGGTTCTCGGGTCTCCTTAACGGCCAGCCGTTCCTGCAGCTCTCCAAGGTTGCCGAGGAGATTCGGCACGACGGCAAGACCGTGACGCAATATATCCCGGTCATCGAACTCTCCATTGACCCGATGGAGCTGGCCCGCTACGCCGAGCCGCAGGCCGTCGTTGCCCGTGCCCGCAATGCCATGTCGGCGCTGGCTGGTCCCCGCCCGGCTCCGGTCGCCCAAGATCGCGAGTCGTATTCCGACAACCAAGACCGCGAGTCGTACTCGGCTGAACATGCGCCTGTTGCCGAGCCTGTTGTTCCTGTCGTTCCTCCTGTCGCAGAGGCTCCCTTCGGCAACGAAGATCCGGCGCTGGTCCGGGCCAACGAGTATCTGCACGGCGCCGCCAAGCAGTGCCGCGTGACGTGGCCGCAGTTCTCCGCGTGGGCGTGCATGGAAGTGACCGAGGGTGTCGCGCTGGAAGATTGCAGCCTTGAGGAGTTGCGGAAGGTCGCCGAGGTCGTCAAGGCTGGTCTTGCCAGTCCGGAGCGCGAGGCGTTCGGGGCGAAGGTGAAAGAAATCGCCCTGTCTTTCGGCGTCGAGTAGTCAATCACGGCGGGGGCTCCGGTCCCCGCCTTTCCCGGAGGATATTATGTCAATACGCTTGCTCCATACCGCCGATCTGCACTTCCAGAACAATCCCGAAATACTTGCCGAGGTCTGCCGCGTGGCCGACTACGTTGTTGAGGTCGCCATCCGGGAGCAGCCGGACGCGATCGTTCTTGCCGGCGACACGTTAGACAATTACAACTCGCATATCCGCATCGACTCTGATGCTGCCCGTGCCGCGATCCGCTTTGTCACCGCTTTGGCCGATGTGGCGCCGGTCGTCGTCGTCAGAGGTACCCGTTCTCACGATCGGGATTCGACATATCTCTTCCGGCACCTGCGGACGCGGCATCCGGTTCACGTTTCGTCGGAGCCGGAGATGGTCGGTCTCTACCGTTCGTTCGACGGCGCCGCCAAGTTCTCGTTTGAGTTCGAGACCGCTCCGGACGGCTACCAGCTGCAGGCGGCGTTCACTCTTGTCCCCTCCCTCGACAAGTCGTTTCTGGAGGCCGAATCGATCCGGCAGGGCAACCGCGACTTCCGCGAGCTGTCCCATGACCTCTGCGCTGGCTTCGGTGTCGTCAATGCCGCCATCACGGTGCCGCGTGTCTTTGTCGGGCACGGCATGGTGACCGGCAGCGTCTTCTCTTCGGGGCAGATGGCGATCGGCGAGGACTTGGAAATGTCTCTGGATGCGCTGCGGGCGGTTGGCTGCGATTATGTTGCTCTCGGCCATGTCCATAAGTTCCAGCAGTTCGGCAGCGTCGTTTACTCCGGTTCTCCCGGTCGGCTTAACTTCGGCGAACCGGAGGAGAAGGGCGTTTGCATGGTCGATGTTGCCTATGCTGAGTTCCCGGTCGTCACCTTCGTTCCGACTCCGGCCCGAAGTTTCGTTTTCATCGGCTGCGAGTTTGACGACCTGCATTTCGAGATTGATACGCGCGACCTGTCTGGCGCCCATGTCCGAATCCGCTTCTCTTTGTCCGAGGAGCGCCGGCACGAGGTCGACCGGACAGCGATAGAGGGCCGGGTGATGGCCAAGGGCGCGGCGCTGATTAAGGTTGACTATCAAGTCATTCCGACGCAGCGGCAGCGGGCCGCCGGGATATCGCAGGCGACGTCGCTGGCAGCCAAGGTGCAGCGCTGGGCGGAGGTGACCGATGTAATCTTGCCGGCACGGGTGCTGGAGGTCGCCGGACGCATCGAGGGGCAGGAAGTGGATGAGTTGCTGCGGGAGGCTAATCAAATCCCCGATGCTGTAGTTGACCGGGTAGAGGCGACTCTGAATGGTAACTTGAGCGCTTATCCGACCCGCAAGGAAATTACCGGATACAGCACTCGTTCGGAAGAGCGGCTTGCAGATGGAGGGGTGGCCAATGGACAAAAAGCCTAAAATGGACGCCTGCAAATTCAGAAAAGAACTCATAAAAGTTATGCCCGGATACACTTGGACCGTTCACAAATCGAGTGCTCCGGAAATTTACTTGACGGCCACCGGGGTGCAGTCCAGCGGATTCAATAGGCTCTCAACGGTGTCCGTAACGTGGCGGGCTCATCCCACCACTATTCCGTGGTATGAGGTGAAAAGTTCCGGCTTCGGGTTGAAGTCACCTTGGCTGGCTGAAAAGGGTGGGAAGACTCTGGCACAGGCGTTTCGCGCCCTGCAAAACCACTACGAGCACATGGCGCAGACGTATGCCTGTCAAGCCAGAAATTTGCAAGCGGCGAGGACGGTGGCGGAGGTGGACAATGGCCCATTTTGAAGCGTGTTGGCTCGGCCCTTTGCCGGATAGTGAAACCACCGAAGCGTATTCCCGTGACCGTGGCGAACCTCTAGCTGACAATGCTCCGGAGTCGTACCACAGTCTGTTCTATCTGCGGAATGCTGCCCGCAAGGCCGACGCCGAGTTCCTTTATGTCTTCGCTGATGGCGTCTGGTCCTATCTTGATCCCCGCCGGGACGATCTCACTTTACTGGAGGTAACGAAATGATTTTGCATTCACTCATCCTGAAAAACTTCAAGGGGCTTCTGGCTGGCGTCGGCTTGGCAGAGGTCACCATCGACTTCGACAAACTGCCAAACGGTCTTGTTGCCGTCGTCGGCAGCAACGGCATGGGCAAGACGACCCTGCTCGACAACTTCCATCCCTTCCGGCTGATGCCCTACAAGCTCCGCAAGGCTGCCGGCTGGTCCCCGGCGGCGTTCTCTTACTACGACGAGTGCGTCGGCGAGGCCAAGAAGGAGCTGATCTTCTCGATCGGCGATGTCCGCTACAAGTCGGTTCTGCTGATCGATGCCGATCGCCGCAAGCAGGAGGCGACGTTGTATTGGTGGACTCCTGCCGCCGACTTTGTTGATGGCGGACCTGCATGGACTCCTCTTAACGACGGCAAGACCCGGACCTATGACGAGGCCGTCGAGAAGATCTGCGGCTCCCCTTCCCTCTTCTTCACCAGCGTCTTCCGGGCGCAGGGTGCCCGCAACCTCTCCGACTACACGCGCGGAGATATCATGTCTGTTGTCGCCGAGCTGCTCAACATCGACCATATCAAGGAGCAGGGGGAGAAGGCCCGCAAGGTCGCCGCTGCTCTTGGTCTACAGGTCGATACCCTGCTCCGTGACAAGTCGGCGCTGTCCTGCGACGATCTTCCCCGACTGCAGGACGAGCTGCGGCAGGTCGTGGCTGAGGCCAGTGCATCCTCTGGCCACATCGTCGCCTACCGGGGCGATCTGGCCACCATCGAAGCCAACCGCCGCGAGCTGGAGATTGCCAGCGCCGCCGAGGCTTCAACCCGGCAGCGCATTGCCGACAAGCAAAGCGTCCTGATGAAGTTGCGCGGCGAGCTGACTGCCGGGCACCTGCTGGCGCAGCGGGATACTCTTTCCTCCGATCTGAACGAGGTCAAGACCTCCCGTCCGCCGCTGTTGATCCGGCACTCGACAGACCTCGACCGCCTGACGACAAAGTGCGCCGAGACCAAGAAGATTCTCGGCAATGAGGCCGCGATCCGTAATGGCTCTGCGGCGCTCCCGACGCGGCAGGCGGCGCTCGACGAAGCCCGTGTTTCGGTGCAGGCTGTCCGCGACCGTTATGCGGCCATTCGCGAGCAAGTGGCGGCACTATCGTCGCTGCCGGGAGAAATTGCCACAGCCGAGCGGCAGCTTGCCTCCCTCCAGCTCCGTGCTGCGGCCCTGGCGGGTCTGGACTGTACCGGCAGCGGTTCCGGGTGGATCAACCAGTCCTGCCCGCTCCTGCGCGATGCGGTGGCGGCACAGGCCGAAATTGCACCGACGCAGGCGGCGATTGCCGGTTGCAAGGAGCGGTTGGTGGTGAAGGCCGATCTGGACGTGAAGCTGCTGGCATTGAAGACGACCGGGGAGAAGTTGGCTGCGGATGTGACGGCCTGCGAGGAGGCGCTGAAGTCCTGCCAGTATTACGCCAACCTCTTGCCGCAGCTGGAGGGTGCCATCGTTCAATGCGCCGGCATCGAGGAGGAGATTGCCCGCCTCAAATCTGATCACGTGGCGGCGCTGGCAGATATTGACAGCCGGGTACTCGACCTGAACGATCGGCTCGGTCATCTCGAAACCGGGATCAACACGTTCCGGGGCGCGAAGGCACAGGAGGTCGCCGTTGTTGAAGAGGAGATTCGACAGCTGCGGGCTTCGGTCGGCGATGGTCTGGCCATCGAACTGTCCGGGCTGGACCAGAAGGCCGCCGAGGTGCGTTCGGTCATTGAGCGGGCCGAGGCGGATCTTCGCCGGAAGCAGGAGGAGTCCGGGCGGGTGCAGGCTCGCATCGAGACGGCAGAGGCATCTGCTGCCAAGGTCGCCGAGATCGACGGCAAGGTTGCGGCTCTGAATGAGGAGATCGCTAACTGGAACCTGCTGGTGAAAGCCTGTGGCAACAGCGGAATCGTGGCACTGGAAATCGACGAGTCGTCCTGCAACATCTCCTCACTCGCCAATGACTTGCTCCGCAACTGCTACGGGCCGCGTTTCTCGATTCGCTTTGAAACGCAGTCGGAGAAGCTGAACGGCGAGTCCAAGGAGGATTTCGATATCACCGTCTTCGACTCGGAGACCGGAGAGCAGAAGTCGATCACCGATCTTTCAGGAGGTCAGACGACATGGGTGAATGACGCACTGACTCGTGCCATCTGCCTTTACAACATCCAGGCGTCCGGGCGGCCTTTTGGGACGTTGTTCAGTGATGAGCTTGACGGAGCACTGGATGCTGGCAAGAAAATTGAGTTCATGGCGGTGAAACGGCAGTCATTGGCGGTCGGTAGCCATACGCGGGAAATGTTTATTACTCAGGCTGCCGATCTGGTCGATATGGCTGACGGCGTGATCCGGCTGCTGCCGGGGGAAGTGAGGGTGTCATGAGGAGTCTGGAATTCTGCGTTCGCCAGTGCTCTCCGGTGCGGCACGGTAAGATTGACTTGGTGGAGGTGAACTGGCTGGCGTCGCTGGCCGGGACGTCGTGGCAGGAGGCGTTGCAGTCCGTCAGGCGGCGTTTCGGGAGGTAAAATGGAAAGGGGCGACCTTCGCAGGTCGTCCCTTTTTTTTATGGCGTTCGTCCGTCGCGGCAGAAGGCACAGCGACCGGCAATCAGTCGCGGCCTCGGCTCTCCGCAGTCGTTGCATTCTCCGGCAACTCCCGGTGGGATCGTGTAGCGGATGCTGTGGATCACAGCATCGTCCTTCAGCATCCGGAGGGCGACTATGTCTGCGTCATCGGCCATCTTCTTTCGTTATCTCCTTTGGTTGTCCTGTGCTCGCACTCGTTATCCGGTGCGCGGCTGTTCGGGCAGGTAGGCATCACATCCCGCCTGAGCCTAAAAGACTACCGCCCTCAATGGTGATGACTGCCCCACTTCCCTGTGGTTGCTGCGGCACAGTCGTACAGGCACAAAGCGACAACAATAAGAGACCAATTAGCCAGCGCATGTTTAGTTGTCTCCGAGCGTAACGGAGTCAAAGGCAATGACCGCACCTTCAGCTGCGAACGCTTCCGTCGGGGAAATGATCTTATGCATCAAACGAGCAATGCGGATAAAGCTGGTCGCTGCCCCTGCTGCCGGGAAGTCATAGGTCAGCGTGACAGCGGCAGGAGATACAGCTGCATGCTGCTGGACAAAGAGAATTTTATCGCCCTTGCTGGTGTTATAGACAACGCTGCACTCGCCGCCGGTAAAAGTAATCGTAGTGTTCACATCGTCGGGAAAGTCGAGTGTCCCGGTGGCGGTGTAGAGGGCGGCAGTCGGGGCAGCGAGGGTAAAGCCACCGGTCGTGTAACCGGCGCCTGAGACTTCGGTCGCTCCGGCGCTCCAGACGGTCGAGGCGGTGCCGAATGTCGCGGTCGAGGTGTGTGTGGCGACCTTGTAGATGTCGGTTGGCAGGTGAACCCCGGCCAGCAGATCAGCCTTGGCCTGGTAGGGGATGCCCGTAGTACAGGCGGCGAACGCGCTCCCGGCGAGAAGGAGCAGGGCGAGGGTAAAACCGATAGTTTTTTTCATGGTAAGTCTCCTTGTTATTGGCCCCGTGGGGCGCGGATGATGATGTTGCCGTTGCGGTCGTTATGGGTGATAGGGTTGCCGAGGCGGTCAAGAGTGTTGGTAGCTATAAAATAATCAACAATGTTGTACGAAGCACCTGCAATGGATATTGTCGCCGCTACATCCTCCTCCCCCCATCCAGCGGGGAGAGACAACGGATTAGCTGTAATCATCCCATCCAGCCTAACAGTGACCCCCATTAACCCCTCCAATACCCAGCGGATAAACTCGGCATCAGCACTCCATGTATAGGAACCATAGGTGGTTGTTTCGGGGTAGAACGAAATGCGGCCAGTTTCGGGCACATCAAACGGACAGACCCATGAGGCGTAGGAGCGGGCGGGGCTCCTCAGTCGTGCTTCTGTTTTTGCCCAGATAAAGAATAACTCCGGCCACCCCTGTTCATAGTAGCCATTCCCAAACGCATCTGGAAGTGCTTGAATAGCGTTATAAGGCCCAGTGCGATAGCCATAAGTATGGTCAAGAATGCTTATATCAGAGGACACTCCAGACTGAATCGCCCACGCCAATCCGTCGGGCTGCAAATCATCAATCGTAGAATTAACAAACGCACCATTAACCCAAAAACGCCGATACAAATTATTCGTGGCGTCGAACCATTCTGAACTCTGCAAAATGGCTTTCACAGCATCGGCTCGACTGGTATAGGTGGCGGCCAGAGTCGGATTACCCTCGTGTGTCAGGATTTCCGCCATCCTTCGGCACGCCATGATGTAGCAGCACGATCCCTGAAACGCCTTCGAGTTTGGGGGCGTTGCTCCTGTCAACCACTCGCCTCCATAAACGTCATCCCAGTCATGGGTGCGAATCAAGCCACCATTACGGTTAGCATGGAGAAAATCGAGGGCGGCTAATGCGTGGTTGAGAATCGTTCTTGTTCCAGTGGTCTCTGCCAAAAAATCAAAATCTTGTGAATAGCAGAGGTAATTGTAGAGACACATCACAAACATCATCTCGTTGTAGGCGGATGAATAGTCGTGATAGCCAGAGGGGATCGAGTAAGAAACCTCGACCGCCATCTGCCCACTGGCGGATTGAATCTCCGATAGAGCGGCGATCTCTGACTTAACTGGGGCATAATCCCCCAACATTAACAGCACATTTTGCATGGGATAGGACTGGTGGATTCTGTTGTGGATATATTCCCAGAAGCGAGCTCCCGAAACCGGATGATTGTGGATCTGTGGCCCCCCATGCCAAAAGGCCTTTTTCGTTGGGTCAAACCATTGGTGCGTCAGTGCCCCGTAGATATTGGCAATAGCGTAGCGCATGTAATCGTTGATTTTTTGGTTTGGAGTCTGTAGTGCCAGATTGTCAAACCAGCCGTCGATAGTGGCAATCTCCTCGGCATACCATTGATCCAGCCCGTAGGTTTCCAACTCCTGCATTCCTGTAGTCAGTAAGGTTGCAGAATTAGTCACGTTTGCATAGACCACTCCGAAGAGCATGTAAGCGGTTGCCGTCTGGCCAGCGGGGATCGTTAAAGATACTTTGCCCGCAAAACAGGGGGCCGCGCCCGTATAAGATGAGGTATTAGACAAAGCCCCAGCTAAGGCGGAAGGGTTAGCATCGCCCCCTGCCCCAAAGAAGGTTGCCGCGTTAGTTTCCCACTCCGTCATGCCGGGGATGTAACACGTTTGGCGATGATCCATCGGAACATCGAACGGTTCATCCTCAATGATAATTTCGTTGACGATGGTGCGGAGCGATGTCAAGAAATCCGTGCTTTTTGTCGCACTGGTTCCGAATAGTTCCAGGATCGGATAAAGGTTGATCTCCCGCTGAACCGTATCGTTATTTGTAATCGCCAGCCGTGAAACGACTATCGGTTTTTCCCGGTGGCAAATATCATTCTGTTCAAAATCCAGAGCACCGACCGTGAAACGGATTGCGGTTCTTTTCGGCTGATAAACACAGCGCCAGTTGGTCATAACTGCTGAATGTAGTGCGTGGTTGGTTGAGTAGGGATCGTTAGTGCCTTCCTTAATGTACCAACTTCGCCCCTGCAAAAACTCCCATGACACCCCCGCATCACTATTCGCCCCATCTGTCGATAGTTGGGAGACATCACCATGCGCGACCAGCCCCGCCGAACCGTTAGAATGCGGGTGATACATAAAATAGGGATTACCAAGGGGAAAGTCCGGCCACGCAGCCGAGTCCTCCCAAACTAATCCATGTTCAGCGGCGTCAAAAATCATGGCAACGCCTCCACAAGAACATTGTTAATTAGCGTCGTAGGAGTAATGCTGCTGGTATCTGTAAGGAAAAGGTAGCTAAAGTCTGTGTAAGTGGCATCGTTGTACGTTATAACTGTCGTTCCGCCTATTTTTCCGATGAGGTCTCCGTTATCGTGCAATTCAAACCGGATAACACGGTTGGCAGATGATTGTGTTATTGCCTGAGACGCAACGATTGTCCCATTTTTCAGAATCAAGGCCATTCCGAAAGGCGTAAGTTCTATGTCAATTTCATTTGAAAATGCCAGACCATAACTGCCTGTTGCACCGTGCGTACTACTACTCCCCACACCAATTTCTGTACTGGTCCAATCATCTTCTCCCGTTGCAAGGGGCATCTGTAAATCAATCTCAACTGCAAATCCCCGCACCATTGCCGTCGGGGTTCGCACCGCCTCTCCAATAGCGTTGAAGAGCAGCTTACTGCTCGAAATTGATGGTGATCCGGTCGATGTCCAAGGGGCCGGGACGGCACCATCCGAATAAGTGAAGAGGTCGACGAATGAGTTAGCCCCAACTGCCGTCACTCCCAGCGTCCCATACGCCGAAGTCATCGACTGACTAGCAATCGTGATCGTCGCCGCTCCTGCCGGTGCGCTAACTGCCAAGCCCCCATAACTGGAGGTCATCGACTGTGCATCCAGCGTAATAGTCACCGGCCCGCCTGCGGCCAAAACGCCAATAGCGCCATAGGCCGAAACCATCTCCTGCGCGGTCATACCGATGGTCTGTGGGCCTGCCGGTGCTGAGGGAGCAAAGCCGCCATAGGCCAGCGTCATCGACTGCCCGCTCATACTGATTGTCGGGCCGAGGGACAGCCAGCCTGCACCGCACTCGATGTTGCTGTCGTTGATGCCGATGCTGTCGAGGTAGGTGTTGACAGAGTTGTACTGAACATGGAGCTCATCACAGATAGCGCTATCACCGCGTGCTGGCAACGTCCCACCCCAGGCAATCCATTGCTCGATGGAGATGGAGAGGAGTGGCTGTTTGCTTGATGCCAGGTCGTAGACCGCTTTCACCGCCGCGCTGTTGGCCGCCGTGGTCGAGCTGTCAGAATTGGTCGCGCTGGATAACTCCGACTCTTTGATGATGGCGGCGTCGGCGGATTCGGCACCGATCGTGCCGGGAGTCAGTGCAGCAATGGCGCCACTGGCTATGGGGTCGGACTCCTCTTGTAACACGGCCTGCCACCCCGTTTCCGTAGCAGTTTTTCGCGTGCTGGTTGTCGTATCAAAGACCGTGGTTCCCTTTTGTATCTCGGTGTGGGCTGGCAAGGCCGCAGTAGTAAAGAATGCGTCTGTCATACCATACCCGACTGTCACGGCCCCACGGCGATGGATCAATCCGGCATCGATACCGTTGACTATCCCCATGTAGTAAAATTTGCAGCGCCTTGCATCGGCATGGCCGTAACCGTAATTGATCCTGACGCGCAGTTCGAGCTTACGAGTTGCTACGGCATCAGTTAAAAAGGATAGGTTAATAAACTCGGCTTGACCACTTGGCATGACATTATACTGAGTATCAGCCGCCGCCCATGTCTGCGAGTCCCAATCATAATATTGATTATTAACCGCGTCTCTCAACTGTATCTGCAAAAAGACGCTCGGTGGGACTTTTAGGGCGACTTGAGCATAGAGCGTGCTGTTAATTGGCACTGCTGCTGCCGACCCATACGCAGTGATTCCGTTTGTTTCGACCCCATCCGGTATAAATTCAACGTGGCAGCTTTTATTCTTGGCTGCGACGTGAGAGACGGCAGGATTAAAAAGGTTTCCAGTTGGGTACGAGACTGTAGACACTGCCCCCTCAATAATCGTTACGGCGGCAGGGTTAGAATCATCGAGATAATTGACCCTCGCCGTATCAGTACTGACAGGCAAATCCCCCCATACCTTGATCTGTGTTCTAATAATATTCCGGCCGTCATTGTCAATGACAGTTTTGCGAGATTCCGCGTTTGACGGATCAGTATAGTGGCTGCCAGTTGACAATAAAATCGTATTACCCTGATTCCCGACATCAATCACTGTCTGACCATAGACTCCGGTCATGTCGATTATGTTTGAGTGAGATTCCTGCCGCCCTGCTCCTGAAGTGAGGTCCTTAGTAATATGGAAAACAGGTGCGGAATTATTTGTCGGGTCAGTCCCTCCGAAAATTTTAACGCCGCAAATCCCACTCAGTTCTAGTCCGGGATTACTCCCCTCGTAATATCCACCGTAGACGCGGATTGACGGGGAAAAATAGGCTTGGGCGCGAGATGTCCCGCCGTCGCTACCGCCGCGCAATAGAATGCCGCCGAGGTCATTTCCCTCAGCCCATGGAGAGAATAAATCTGCACCGATAACGCGACTCAGTTCAAGCCCCCTCCCCACATTAAAGTAGGCCTTAATTCTTCTGAGATCGATTTGCTGTGACGACTGAAACAGGAAACCCGTACCGCCACTGAATGACGCAACCACGCTGTCATAAGTATTGCCCCACCCAGAAAGCTCAACGAGTGCCGAAGTTCCTGGGTTGAGCTGTGCGCCGCCCCACGAAGCGGGCGGGTTATTTCCGTTAAATCTTACGCCACGGATTCCGGCTGAGTATTGCGTTGAGTCATATAAAAGCCGAGTATTCTCACCCGACGCCAACTTGAATTCGCTGACTGTTTCGTCGCCATAAATCCACACGTTATTTAAGGCTGAGAATCCTGCGACTTCACCACCGAACATCGTTGTTACGTAGACACCAGGATCGACATAAAGCGGATTTTTACTGGATGCGCCATAGTTCCACCACGCCTTAATCGCTTCAAAATTTGACACCTTGTCAGTATCTAAGCCAGTGCCTTTGGCTCCGAACCAACGCAAATGGACAGTCCCAGAATAATCGCGCAACCACCTCACCGAGCCATCCCCGCCAGTCGACACAAGGATTGTTCCGTTGTTGTCAACGAAAGTGCCAGTGTCTTTACGGAAGTTACCACCTCCACCATCTCCCGCCGTGGTATGCCCTTCGACGTAAACCACCGTAGCCGAGCCGGTGTAATCGCGCAGGGCTTGGATGCTGGCAACGTGGGGGACAAGAGCTGGAAGGTTGGCTTTTTCGTCGGCGGTAGGAAACCGGGCATCATCAAACGCTGCAACCGTATCACCGATGGATTCTGGCTGCAGAGCCGTGGCCGCCAGGGCAATATTGGTCTGCTCCGTAGTGGTCGTGCCATGCTGGACCGTGGATGCGTGGGAAGAAATCGCCCCGGCGACGGAGGGATCGGTCTCGGCTTGCAGCGCCGTATCCGCTGTTGCTCCCTGGGCGGCGGTGGCGAAATCAACAGGATCAAAGCTGGCAGCGGGGGAGGCGGCAAAGATCGGATCAGCTTCCACCTCAATGCCTACCGGACCTTCTTGATCGGTTCCGCATGTAAAGTTTCCGGTGGCAGTGTCAAAGGCGATCACTTTATCCGTGCCGGTGCAGGTGACCGAGTTGACGACCGTCCCGGCACCCCCTAGCGCCGCTTCCAGCCCATCGATGTCCGCGATGGCATGCCCGTGCCCCAGCAGCGAGAAGTAGGTCGTCAGCTGGAGGCCATACATGACGCCGGCCCGGTCCACAAGCACCTCATCGGTCGACTGCAGCGGTCCGGGAATCGGAGTGTACAGGCTGGCGCTGGCGGTGGCCGCCCAGAACAGGATAGTGATCAATAATCGCAGGGTACTCCTCATGCCCAGGTTCCTCTCATGATTTCAACGAGCCAAATGTTGTCGTTCAGCCCGGTTAATTTCAGCATGACGCCGGCAGCGGCAATACTTGTCAGGGTGATGCCGATGGCCGACAGCGTGCCGTTCTGCAGGAGTAGTCGGTCGTCACCGGATAGTTGCACCGAGACGGCATTGTTCGACAGTCCGACGTAAATGTGGCTGATGCCGACCGCGCAGGCAGGGACGACGAATGCTTGCGCTCCGGTGGCGGTATGCACCGTTGAGCTGCCAATAGCGAGATCGCCGCTGCCGAGCAGGCTCTGGCCGTTGATGGTTTTGATGTTGGTACCGGAGACTAACGCGGGCTGCATAAGGACGAGCTGGTCGACGAAGTCCTCGGCACTGACCGCGCCGACGTCCGCCGCCGTCAGGGTGACGATGCCAACCTGCCCATTGACGCTGCCGACCGCGCCGCCCTCGACCAGGATACCGTCGATGGCCGCCGTGATATCCTCGGTGGTCGCGAGATTGTCGGGCAGGCTCTGGATGACCGGGTTCCCGTCGTAGTAGAGAAGTCCGCCGACAATCGCGAATTTATCAAGAATGATGGTATGTTGGAGGATGTGCTGTTGGAACGCTGTGAGTTCCTGCGTCGTCAGTTCTCCGCCTCCCGCGCGAAAATCAAACCACTTGACCGGGCTGAGGTCGCCGCTATTCAGATTGGCGGCAAAGGACGGCTGCCCCATGATGCTGCAGAGGTATTGCCGTCCTCCTTCGCCGCGATCTGTTGGCCACAGGGACAGCGAGAATTCCCCTGATATGTTCGTGTAGACTGTATGCCGCCGGCTGACCACTTTTTCTTGGCTGATCAAATCAAAGGAGTCGGTGGGGATGAATCCCTTAACCAGACAGAACTCGATCTTCGCGCCGACAATCAGGTTGCCCGCCGAGTCGACGAGCGGTTGCCCGGCATTATTGATCTCGCGTGTGATAAGCGGTGGCATAGGTTATCCCTTGCTGTGGCGGTTAGACGTTGTTACTTCGTCGAGTCCTTGATCTTCTGGACGGCCATTTCAATGGCCGCATTGACAAGGCTGGTGCCGACGTTGACTCCAACAATAATTCCCTGTTTCTGCAGGTCTCTGGTGATGAGTTGCAGGGCTGCGTCCCGCTTCTCGCTGGAACTGGCACCGCTGTAGTTTGCGGCAACGATCTTGACAGCAGCCAGTGCGGCCTTGGCAAGAATCGGCCCTGCGTCACGCGCCATCTGGCGCAGGAAGGGGAGGCAGAAATCGAAAATGCTGGTCATGGCAAGCTTCATTTTTTCCCACATGGCTTGAGTCTCCTTTTGAGTTTGTTGAGTATTTTTAGCAGCCAGACGTCAATGTTCAGCCGCCATGTGTGGCTGATGCGGAGCGGGTTGCGTGGTATCACGGTGCGGTGGCCTTGACCGCCTCGGTGTTCTTGTCGATCTTGCGTCCGATGCCGATCATGCCCAGGCCCCCCGAGATTGACAGCACGCACTGCTCGATGCTCATGGAAAGGTCGACGGGGACCATATCCGGCCAGGCAATACGGACGAAGCCCACGAGGCCGAGCATGATCAGGGCGACGCCTGCGACTTTCGTCCGGTAGCTCTCCGGGACATATTTGCCGACAAACTGTAAAATTTTCTCTTTCATGTGGCCTCCCTTAAATTCTGACGTAGCAAACAACAGCACCGGGTGAAGTCCTGCGCTTCTCCCAGACACCATCTCCTGTGGTGCTCTCTCGATCCCCGGCTCCATTGGTATTCCCTTCAACTGTCGTAATGTGGTCGAAGCACATGTGCTGGTCAGCGACTACGATGCCGATGTGCCCGCCTCCTTGCTGTGCTCCGTTGAAGTCGAAGATCACGAAGTCGCCGGCCTTGGCCAGTTCGGTCTTGGCGATGATCTCGCAGCCGTTCTTGCGGCCCCACGTCTCCCATCCAAATGCGCTGGCGTCTTGGCAGCGGGATAATTTGATCTCTGGGAAGAATGCGAGGGCTTCCCGGAGTACCCAGCAGCACAGCGCAGCACACCAAGGCCATGAAGCCGGCGCCAGCCATGTCGCCATCATGTACTGACGGATCTGGGCGCCGTTGTTGTTGCCGCCGACTTCGCGAGTTCCGACTTGCGACAACGCGATCTCGACGATCTTGGCACGGAGTTGCTGCTTTTGTTCGGGCGTCATGGCTTCTTACCTCTTGCGTCCTCGTGGCGCTGCGTTGACATAGGGAACACTCCGGCCACAAACTTTACCAGCCGGTCTCGATGTCGTAGGCGTCGATAGTCTCGATGGTTCCGAGTGCCTCAATGGCTTCGGCATGTGCCCGCTCGGCGGTGAAGTGCGCCTGCACATGGCTACTGACGGCTGCGGCAATCTGCATAACCATCGGTGCGCCGATCTTGATCCAGCCGTCAGCGCCCTTGAAGTCAATCTGTCGTGTCGGATCAATCTGCACTGCGACGTAGGCACCTGTAATCATCGCTTGGCTGGCACGGTCCGTCATGATCGTAGCCGGTCCAATGATGAGCCCTGCAGTCTCACGCTGGTAGCGGGCTGCGGCCAGAGCGGCGAGCTTATCTTCTTTGGCGCTGGCCAGTGTCCGGGCTGGCGGCTCCTCGTTGTAGGGCCGAGCTTGCCCGTGGAATTTTATGGAGCGACCCTTGCTCTGCCATTCCATCAAAGACTGGTACTCCTCCTCGGAGAGTTCTTTGGCATCGAGTGGGATCAGACAGTTGGGATTTGGAACCATGTATCTGTCAACGACGGCTCCTTCTCCATCGGTGTCGACCTGCTCTATTTCCCGTTCGCCGTGAATGGTGGTATCGAAAAAACCCGATTTTGTCGCTGAGAAGTATTTCATGGCTGACTCCTTTAAACTCCAATCGCAATAAAATCGAGGACTTTTCCAGCGTCAGCAGCTGTCCACGTAAAATAGGAAGGTGCTTTGCCGGTAATTGTGTGCGTATGGGGAGGATAATTCCCGCCGTTTGTTTGTGTCGCAACGACGGCTAGGCAGGCACTGGGAAATGCGGTAGGGAAATAAGTGGTCCCACTACTCGTTGATCCCCACTGGATCATAAATCCTTGCGGTGTCTTAAAATATCCGTTGTAAGTGAGATAATGAGCGAAGGCGTTAATGTGGTTGGTGGCATTGGTGGCAGAACCAACCACCATCGCCGCTCTGGATGCCAGAAAACCGTTGCCGTTGGAATCCGCACCCCACAAGTATGTCGGGTTATTGTGCGAATTTGCCCAACTGAAATGCTGCCCGTCGACTGTATCCGCATTGCCGGCACTGGTTGCCGATGTCGCGTTGCCGCTCAATGCTGCGGTGATGACCCTTGTGGAAAAGTCTCCGTTGGCATCGCGCAGAACCAGCCGGCTTCCGACGTTTGAAGCGGTCGCGCTGTGGGGATTGGTCAGCGCCGCATGTACGGCAGCCGCAAGTTTGTTGAACTCCGTGCGGTTGGCGAGGATCTGCATCAGTTCTTCGAGGATGGCCTGATTCAGCTCGTCGCCGTCAATGATGGACTTGACGGGTGAAGTGAATTCATTGACGGGTGTCAGGTTCTTCATCGGTGCCTCCGGCTATTGAACCGAGATCGTCCATTCGACGGTGATTTTGTACAGCGTCGACTTGGTGATCGGGGTGATAATAACTCTTGAAAAAAGGATCTCGGTGGCGTCCGATTTGAGGCCGAGTTCTTGGTAGGTGAAGCTGCCGCCCTCGTTCCCTTCCATCGTCGTCGCGAACATGACCTTGTTATAGGCCGGATAGGTGACGGTGACCGCCTTCTCAAACTGCTCGTCGATCAGGGCGGTGTCGGCGGTCGCGGCTGCTTGGTTCGACGTACCGAACGCCATCTTGGTGATGTGCTCTAGGTTTTTATAGCTGGCATCGCCGCCGAGAAGCTTGGCGACCAGAGTCTTTCCCCCATTCACAATCAAATTCTGGATGTCCCGCTCCTCAACCAGTGTTCCGTCGAGGGTTCGCACGGAAATCTTTAAGTCGCCGCGCAGGCCGATCATTTCACCGATGTTCATCCTATCCTCCGTAAAGTCCGGTCGCGACGATGCTGCCATCGGCGACGAGAATGGTTTTCACTGCGATCTGTTCTTTGATGGCGTCATTGGTCCCACATAGCAGTCCCGGCGTCCCGCAAATCCATCCGGTACCGCAGATAATTGCGCCCGGAAGGAATGTGTCGTCGATGCCGGCGTTGATCGATGCGCCGACCGTCTCAGTAATCGACACGTTTTCGCTGATTGCGTTGAGCTTGCTCAGGACGGTCTGCAGGAAGTCGGTCCCGGCGGCCTTGTTCTTCCGCACCACGGCCTTCATGCGGTCAATCAGGAGCAGGGCTTCTTCCGCCGACAAGTCGTTCGGGACGGCAAGGTCGAGCAGGAAGCGTCCGGCGGCTTCGGCTTGGTCTTCTGGCGGCAGCTCGGCAACATTGGGCAGGGCATCGCGCACAGTGCAAATCATCCCGAAGGCTTCCGCGATGATGTTCTCCAGTGCCACATTGTTGCTGCGCGGCCTTATCGCTTCGGCGATGGCCCGGTTCAGAAAGGTTGCGTCGCTCTCTCCGGCGACCCGGTAGGTGCCAAAGAGGTCGCCCCACTCCTCCGCCCAGGTGCCGGTGGCGGAGTGCAGGTAGAGCTGCTTGGTGGCGTCGTCGATGCGATCTCGCTGGTTGTCCAGTTCCCATGCGCTGGTCTTGAGTTCCGACCAGAGCAGCGACTGGTGATAGCCGATGGATTCTCCCGACTGCGCCGTCCCCTGTTCGACAATCCCTCGCGCCAGCATGGTTCCGTACTGGCCGTCGTAGAGGACGGTGGTGAAGCCCTTGACTTGCAGGGCGGCAAGGAAATCGTTGACCGTGCCCGTTTCAAGGCTGATCGTCGTCGTTCCGGTGGCGTCGGTCGTCAGACACCGCAGGCCGACAATGCGAAAGGTGGCACCGTCCTTAGTGATCGTTGCGATCTCGACACGCTGCGGCGATTTATTCCATACGGAGTTCAGCCGGGCTAGGACTCGTTCGAAGGCGCCCATCATGTCACCGTAATCGTGCCGGGGATGAGCACTTGCGTGTCGGTGATGGTGACGTCGGCGGCAGGAACCGACACGTCGCAGTTTGTCACGCCGTCGACCGCCATCGTCAGCTGCACCAGTTCCGCCCAGATCAAATCGTCTCCGACCTTGAGCGTGGCGAAGTAGGCCAAGATCGCCTCTTCAATGGCTTCGGCAGCTCCGCTGGCGCTGGCAGACTGCGTCGTCGCGATGGTCACATCCTGTGCGACCGGCGTGGCGGAGACGGCGGTGACGACGACCCCGGCAGCTTTGTATCCGGCAATCTTCACGCCGTTGTCGTCGACATAACCGTCGATGATCTTCTGCGCTTCGGTAATCAGTCCCGCCGAGGCGGTTCCGACGCCGTTGTAGATAACGCAATCCGCGATGGCCTGCCCGGTCAGGATCGTCTTGGCCGAGACCACTTGCTCGGTGACAACTCCCTCCACCAGCAGCCGGGCCGTGGTGGCGCCGTATTCAATAGCGGTATCGGTGGCCCGCGACAGATTGAGGACGTAGTTGGCAAAGCGTTCGCGTCGGCTGGATTCTGTTTCGCGTTCGGCGCCATTCGAGAATGACAGCGGGTTGCTGACTGCGGTGATTCCGGGGATGGTCGTCTTTAGAACCGTAATGGTGGCGGCGCCCGTGTTCCCGGTGGTCCCGGCAGTGGTACAGGCAACGTTGATGCTGGTGGTCGCTTGCCCGGCCAAGATCGTCCCGTCGGCGACGGTGACGAAGACCTTCTCGGCGATGGTGGCGGTGGCGGTGGTCGCAACTCGCGTGCCGGCAGGAATATTGATGTCGCTACCGGGGACTGGATTCGCGGTAAAAGTCACGGCCCCAGCGGCTTTGCTCGCCGGCAGCAGGGAGAAAGTAAAGGCTTGATAGACTGCGACCGGGATCGCCTTCTTGACTGCCGCATAGAACTGGTAGTCCTGCTCCTCCATTTCAACGGCAATGGCCTCGAACTTGGTGCGGAGCTTGGAGCCGACGACCAGATCGGTCACGGTACTGCAAATACCCGTGAACCAGCCGACCATGCGGGAAACTCTGATGTCTGCCTTGATAATCTCGAATGCCATGCCGGTATCTTAACCTCTCGCGTTTCCTATATCAAAGAATTTGCTCATGCGACCAGCAGCCGCATTTGTTCCGGATTTGACCTGCCCACCAGCTTGCAGCGCACGTCGACATAAAGGCTGATCCCCTCGGTCTGGAACGAGGATTCCAGCACGCTCTCGACGCGCGGGTCTTGCAGGACCGCCAGCTCGGCCTCGAACAGCGCCCGCTCCTGCCACATCTCGTTGCTGATCTTCCCGACGATTTCCGGCAGCCGGGAGCCGTAGCCTTCGTGGCTCAACTGCTTCAGCTCGCCGCGAGTGGTGGCAATGCGGTGGCGGATCGCCATCTCCAGATTAGCGATGCCGCCGACGGTGGCGATGTCTCCCGATGGGGTGGCGACCATGAACCCGTCGGCGTCGAGCAGTTCGTCGATGCCGTAGGCACTCTCTTCAAAGGTGCTGCCGGCAGAGGCGAAGTTCTGTCCGATCGTGGTACCGGGGATGCGGACGGACTCTCCGGCAATCAGGATCGAGTAGCGGTCGGCATGGGTGCTGATCGGGGTGCCGGCAAGGATGTCGACGATCAGTTCTTCGGTCAGGGTCACAGTCGTGTCATCCACTGCCGCGACTTCTGCGAAAATGTCCCCGACGCTGATGGTGTCGGCATTCGCTCGAAACAGGATGATCTCGCCCGGCAGGATGGACCCGTCGAAGGTGGCAACCTCAATCGTCCGGCTGCCGGCATAGGCGGTGTCGAGGACCGTGCCGAAGTAAAGAGCCGGGGAATAACGGTCCTCCTCGGTCTGGCCAATGTAGGGAAACGTCAGGCCGTTGATGGCGACGACGTCCTGCCAGCGGACGTTGTTCTTTCCGGCAACAGTCTGGATGGTGTCGCCATCGGTCAGGGCAATCTCGGTGGCGGAGAGGAGGACGGTCTCCTGCGTGTTACTGAACAGCGATTCTTCCGGGACTGTTTCACTGGCGATCGTGCTGTCGAGGATTGATGCTCCGGTGAGGATTTCCGGGTTGTCGCTGGCAGACAGGGTGCCCGATCTCTCCGGGATCACGGTGGTCTCGATAAAGAGCTGCTCTTCCGCCTTGAGGGAGAGTAGCGCCCGCTCAACGTCGCGGAGTCCTCGCGTAATTTCGTGCGGGATGTCGGAGAAGCTGGAGATCGTGTGAATGATCGCCTGCGTGGCGTTGATCGTGGAGACGACCAGCGAGAAGGCGACGTTGATGACCTTGGAGACGCCATTGCGGAGGGCCGTGACCGCTGTCGAGATCGCCTTGACGTTGGCTTCGACCGTCGCCATGACCGTGAGGACCGTACTGACGACGCTCATGACAGCGGCATAGGCGTTCAGCGCCTTCATCAGCCAACCGGTCTTTGCCGGCAGGGTTCCGAAGTTGAAGTAAATGCTGATCATCGCCTGCTCATCGATCGACGGCAGGATGCGACCGAGGACGGTCATGTCGAGATTGTACTGGTACATCATTCGCCGCTGGATATCTTTGGTCAGCGTGAACTGATTGAGCTGAACCCGGAAGTAGTCGCGGTTGCAGTAATCGTAAAAGTGGAGGACGGGCTTCTTGGCACCAAGGGGCTTCTTGTTTTCAGCCCCATAGATATCGTAGGCCGCGAACTGAGCATGGAAGTCGGCAAAGATCGCTTCCAGTTCCAGAAACAGGGCGAGGCCGGTCTTCTTATCCCCGGCCAGATGAACGGCTCCCGATCCGGGGTATTTCGTCCCTCGGATGCCGAAGACGCCGCTGATCTTGATCTTCGGGATGCCGTAGCCGACATTGTCCTCGAATGCCCCTGCCTTGGTCATGGTGACGCTGGCACGCGTCGGGCGCGACAGCGTATAGGACTCCGGGTTGATCGGGAGAATGTACTGGTTCTCGATGATCCCTCGGTCGTCCAAGACCTCGAACATGAACGGCAGTTTTTGTCTGCTGGCAGGCATGGGCTTCTCCTTACGTTATGTTGCCGCTGTGCTCGCCGTCCGGGGCGCCGCTGGTAGTCGTGACGACGGCGTTGGCCTTGATATAGTCGACGATGGCGGTGGAGTCGGCCAGCAGCATCGCGTCACTGAGCGCTTGCACCGCTGCGGCGCTCGATCCCTGTGTGTAACTTGCCGTCACCGCGTCTCTGGCTGCCTCTCTGGCGGCATTGAGCCCTGCCCCTGTCATGGCCATGTCATTCTCCTATTTGCTCAGCTTGACGGTCGCGGAGACCATCGCGTGTGGCTGCTTCGTGTAGGGGCAGAGGCAGTCTCCTTGAACGCCGCCCTTGACGCCTCCGCCAGCGGCGCCGTCGAGATCGATGCCGGCGCTGGTCCATGCGGTCTTGCCAGCGATCGTTACCGTGCATTTCCCGGCGCTGGCGGTGATCGTGAGGTCGCCGCTGGTGATGGTGATGTCCTCGTTGCCCTCGATGATCGTCGTGCGCTTGCCGGCGACGGTAGTGTGCTCGTCGACCGCGACCACTGTCGTCCGGTTGCCGTCCTTGTCGATCTCCTCGCTGGTGCCGCTGCGCTTGCGGTAGCTGCGGGTGCGTTTGGCGGCGGGGGTGTAGATGGCGCTGTCCGCCGGGCCGAGGTAGCCGACGACCACCGGGTCGTTGCGGTCCTTGTTGAAGAAATCAATCGCGACAATGTCCCCTTCTTCCGGAGTCCACTCTTCGCCGTTGTCCTTGTTGATCTTCCCGTACAGCAGCGGCACGCCCATGAGGTATTCGTGCAGCTTGCCGACGTTCCGTCCGAACAGGCCGATATCGACTTGCGTCCGCCGCCAGCCGCCCGCGTCCGCATGTTTGATGCCGTCCTTGAGCACGACTCCCCGGACGAGGCTGTCCGCCGAGAAATTAACGGCTTTGACCGCCTTGTTTTGTTCCATCCCCGATTGCCGCCGGGCACCGTTGCGTTCAAGCATGTTTCTGTCCCTTTTATGTTTGACTTTACCGTTTGGTATATTATAGTGTTCCCTATGTCGCATATCTTACCCGCTGGCGGGGAGTGGTGGCAAAGTTTTTGCTGTATCGTGGGTGTTCCCTATATCGCTAAGACGTGATTTCGTTCTTTTTTTGTTGCAATCGTTTATGAGCCTGCGGTAACGTGCCTTCAACCTGCTCAACACAGGGACTGGACCGGCTACCGCACCCGTCAGTATTGCGGTATTTTTACGCCCTGCATTTAGAAAGGATGCCGGGAAGGACAGGGAATATCCAATACCTGTCGCAGCCGTCCATTGCTGTGTTGAACTTCCCGGCATCCTCTGCCGCATCCCTCAACAGGAAATGGAGCTTCACCATGAAAAACATCAAGACCACCTGCCCCATCCCCTACCCGTCCGATCCAATCTTCAACGCCACCCTTCACGCCGGTTTTGCCAAAGAGCGCGGCGGCCAGATTTCGCCGGCCAATGTTCTGTGCCTGGCGGAGTATGCCGAGCAGTCGATTCGCCTCTTGCAGTCGCTGTTGGCTGGAAAGGCGGTGTGCTGATGAATCAGTTAATCGCAATCGCCAACCGTCCCATCGGCACCGACTCCATTCCGACCGTCAATGCCCGCGACCTTCACGCCTTCCTCGCTGTCGGAAAGGACTTCTCGACATGGATCAAGGACCGCATTGACCAGTTCGAGAAGTCCTAAAATCAGGACTTCGTGCGCTCCCCGATTCCGGGGAACGGCAAACATGCGGGTTTACGGGCGCCCATCGAATACCACCTCTCCATTGATATGGCGAAAGAGCTGTCGATGGTCGAACGCTCTCCGCAGGGGAAGAAGGCGCGTCTCTACTTCATCGAGTGTGAGCGCCTCGCCAAGACGCCCCTCATCGAAACGCCAGAAATGCAGATGGCGCGTGGCCTCCTTGCCGCTGCCGCCATGATCGACGACAAGAACCGGCAGATTGCCGTACTGGAACCGAAGGCCGCCGCTCTCGACCGGATCGCGACCGCTGACGGCTCCCTGTGTATCACCAATGCCGCCAAGGATTTGCAGGTGCGCCCCAAGGATCTCTTCGCCTTCCTCTCTGGTCACAAGTGGATTTATCGCCGGGCCGGTGGCGGTGGCTTCGTCGCGTATCAGGATAAATTACAGTCCGGCCTACTGGAGCACAAGGTGACGCTCGTTTCACGCTCCGATGGCAGCGAGAAGCTCACCGAGCAGGTCTTGGTGACGGCCAAAGGCATGGCGCGGCTGGCGGAAGCCTTGGCGGTCACGGCGTAGTGTTATGGACTGGCCAATTCCGGCCAGAATTTGCAATTTTCTTAAGGGGATCTACATGAACGAAAAAGCACAGAAGATGATGGAAGTTCAGGCGCTGGTCGATGCAATCCGTTGCGGCACTGCCAATGACGAACTGTCGATGGCCGTCAACACGATAAATGTCCTTGCCGGTATGGTGGTCGAAAGGATAGAGTGGTTGCTGGAAGGTTAGAGGGATAAAATTCGCCCGGTCAGTGATGGCCGGGCGAATTTTATGTGTGTTTCTGCCCTCGCGTCAGGCCGAGGCAGGACTGATAAGTCGTCCCGGCCATGCCGATCTGGTAGTTATGGGTCACCTGCTCCACGAAATATTCCAGCCCGTTCTTCATGAGGGCACCGTCGCCCACCTTGAACTCTGGGGCGCCGTGGATGCCGAGCGTGCCGCTTTCGAGGAGGTGGTTGCGTTTGACGCGAGTCCAGAGCATCGACGCTTTGTTCTTGATCGGCTCCAGTGCGAGGTCTTGCATCCAGACGTCGAGAGCCGGGACGTTTGGTGGCGCGAAGTTGGTATTGACCTCCCACGGGGAGAATCCGTGTGTGGCAATTTCGTCCTGCGTGTCGTTGAAGACGCCTTGCGCGAACTGGATGGGGATGCCTTCCAGCGCAGCGGCCATGACGAACTGCGGCGCCTTGAGGTAAACGTAGTTGATGCGTTCGTTGTCGCAGATGCCGAGGTCTTCGGTGACCACCAGCCGGTCGTCGATCGTGCGGAGGACGCCCCTGATCCCGGTCGCTCCCGGTGCTGCTCCGGTCTCGGTGCAGAGGAGTTTGCCGGTCGTCGGGTCGAACGGGTACTTCTCGTGGATGACGTAGAACTTGCCGTCGTAGGTCTCGGTGGAGAGGACATTGAACGGTTCGTTGGCGGTGGCCTTCATCGCGTTCCAGATGCTGCCGGTAGATTCGAGGAGCGCCCAATTGTAGGTCTGCCAGTCGTCCGGAGTGACGTCCGGGAACCAGATGTCCATGTAATCTTGCGGCAGCAGCAGCTGGTTGAAGAAGAGCTTATAAAAGAGACTGTCAAGGATCTCCTTCGGTGTACCGGAGAACGTCACGCCGGCAGCCAAGCGAAACAGGTACTCGGAGTTGTCGCCGCCGGTCACGGTGCCGGTCTCGGTGTTCTTCAGCGGCATGATATCGACGATGCAGTCGTGTTTCATGAGCAGCTTGCCGAAGTCGGTGCCGTTGATGCGGCAGCGGAACTGCGGGCGGCCCTCGGCGTCATAGCAGCGGACCCGGCCTACGCGGTCGATGAGGCCGATCATGACCGACTGCATCCCCTTGCCGTCTCCGGCGTCGAGGCTGATCAGGATGATGTCGTCGGTCTTGACTATTTCATCATATCGTTTACTATCGATTCGCGTATTGAACGTGGTCGTGATCTGGAATCCGCCAGCAGCACGGGCAAACGCCTTGTTCGTGTTGATCGACACGATGTCATTGCTGATATCTTCGTCTGCGTAGCCGTTGGCGGCCCGGCGGAGAATGACTTTGTGGTCTGGTCGGAATGTCCCGTAAAACATTGAGGCTCCGTGGAGGTTGTTATGCGTTTATTGTGTGTTCTTTGTGCGTTTCTTCTGACTGTTGCTATTGCTTGTGCCGGCGAGCCGGGGAAATACATTTATCAGGGGGGGACGACAGATTCTGGCCCTGTTGCGGTTCGGACTTCGAGCCAAGAATTTGAGTATTTTTGGTACATGAGTGGTGGTCGCTATGTCGCGGCGGCTTTTCATTCCCCCAACCATCTTGCAATCCTCCTGTCTGACTCCTCCGGAGAATCCGGCGATACTGAATTTTATTTTGACGGGAAGACCAAGGAGGTGACTTTCCTCGATCCGGCGAACGGCGAGAGGGTTGTCTATCTTTCTCCCGGCTCCTCTGGTTATGAAATGGCGACATCCATTTGGCGACACGCTGGTTTCCTGAGTAACTAGACCTGCGAAGAGAGGGTGCGGACTTCACCGACAAGTCTCGTTATCTCTTCTGTCAATCTGTCAATACTGCTTAATGGTTTTCCGAGCTGCATGTGACCATTCTTATCTGGGATAAATTCGCCCGTCTCTTCATCGTGCAGGATCTCCCTCTTCTTCTGTTTCTCCATTTCATGCGTAGCACTATGAACCTTCCGGTACCCAGAATTTCTGATGGATGGAGGGTCAGGGTCGTTTGGTCCCAATCCCCAGCCGAGGAGCTTTTTCGTGGTGCTATTGACGGCCTTGGTGACTGGCGATTCCTTTTTATCTGAGTACATTCCAGCCGGATCGCCAAGCATGAGGTTTGTCAGTTTCCCGACCGCCTTGGTGAACTCACCGGAGTTGATCGTGTTGGCGACATCAACAAGGCCAGCTTTGATCTTGTCGGTTACAGACAGCAAGGAATCACCGAGGCCGACCATGTAGTTCTCAATATCAGCCTGCACTCGCGTGTGCTCGTCGGTTCCCCTCCCCGCGTCCCCTGCGAGCGACCCGGCGGCGCGGGCCTTGGTGAATATCTCCCGGAACTTTTCGGGATCATTCAATGCCTCGTTCGATAGCGCTCCGTTGTCCTTCAGCGTCTTCAGCAGACTCTCGGTCTCCGCCACGGTCATCGTGAACTGCGACGCCAGCGTGAATTTGGTAAGCGGTCCGTCCGCGCCGCCGCCGAAGGACATCGCCTTATTCATCATGCCCCGTACGTTCTCGCTGTCGCCGACGCCGAGAGACATGCGCTTCTTGAATTCCCAGAGGGCGCCGAGGTCGCCAGCCGGCAGCTTGTCGCCGCCGAGGGCCGACCACTTGAACAGCTGCTCCCCTGGTGATCCGCCGTTGCCGGAGATCGACGAGTTCATCTTGGAAAGGATGTTGGCATTCTGCCCGGACGGGCCGTTGCTCCACAGGGACGCTTGCAGGCCGGCGACGAATGAGGCCGACTCGCTGCCGATCTTGGCGCCTCCGGACGTGGCCGAGATTGTCTGCATCAAGCGCTGATTAACCTGAACGTACTCTTCGATCCTTGTGCCGATATTGTGCCGGCCCAGCTTGCCGAAGTCCCGCATCGCCTCGATATATTGCCGGGTCTGTTCCTGCGTCATGCCGGTGAGGGCGCCCGTTGATCCGACCATGTTGGCGGCAGCGGACCCGTCCATGTTGAAGGCTCTGGCTGACTGCATGGCGAGGAGCGTTCCCCTTGCGCCGTAGTTCCCCTTTTTGGCGACCGCTTGCGCCATCTGCAGCTCGGCTGCCGGCCCAAATCCCAGATTGAGGCCGGCACCGAATCCGGTTTGTCCGCCGATCCCCGCGAGGCCGGTCCGGCCCTGTGATATGGCTCCGGCGCGTGACATCGACTCCAGCATGAAGCCCATGACCGTGCCGGCGCCAATGAGAGCCGCTCCGTAGCCGATGGCTTTCTTCAGGCCTCCACCAGAGGCCGGTGCTCCGCGTTGCTGCCCAGAGCCCTGCACGCTGTCCGTGTATTCGTTGAACTCGCCTTGAAACTGGTCCTCTTGCCCTTCCAGCCGACGGTAGCTTTTCTGTTGCTGCCTTAACCGGCTCCTGAGCTGAGTTCTCTGTTCGGCAATTCTGGAGCGTTCCGATGCCGAATTGCTGTTCGACTCTTGCTGGTCGAGAGTTTTCAGCTCCCCCTTCATTTTGGTGATTTCTTGTCGGGCCTTGCTGATCTGCGCGGCGAAGTCCTGCATATTCTTGCCGAGCTTGGACGAAATACTGGCGGCCTCCTGAAACTGTTTTGCGTTCAGGAGGCCGCCCTGTTTGTCGCTGGACGAGGCAATGCCCTTGAGCCGATTGATATCGTCGGTCAATCTCTTGATGAGAACGGAGGTTTCCTTGAGGCCGGTCTTCCCCGCCAGCTCAATGGGATCGCCAAGGTGTTGCAGCGCGTCCTTGGTCTTGTCGATGGATGCCTTGGCCGCAGCAACCTGTCGCGCGTCAACATTTATCCCGATGCCAATTCCGCCCATGCGCTATTCTCCGTAGCCGGGGAGCATCCCGACCGTTTCGTGTTCGTGGCGCTTCCTGAAGATCGCGGTCAGATCGAGGTCTTCTCCGGCCTCCATCCGTTCCATGATCTCGTCCGCCAGCTGGTCCCCGGTGATCGTCATGCCGCATTCCGGGCACTGCGGGCGGTGGGTATCGATCTCGCATTTCGGGCAGGTCTTCAGCTTCTCTCCCTGCTCGATCATCTCCATCTCGTATTCCAGCATGATCTCCTCGTCGGTCATGGCGAGGAAGCGCGGATCTGTCGGCGGCAGGTTATACTTGCGGCGAAACCATGCTCGCAGACCCCGGTGCAACTCCTGTGCTGTCGCCGCTAACTGGCGCGGGTCGAAAGGTATCGAGGAAGGTCTGGACCTCTTGCCAGACAGCCAGCACGGCGTTTTCATCGGTTTCGTCGAACAGATTGGCGAGGTCGAACCATGCCGGGACTTTGCCGTCGGTGACGTGGGTGACGAAGACGACGATATACGAGAGCAGGCGCAGCCCTTCGCCGATCTGGTCCGCATCGACGCGACCAAAGGCATTGTTCTGGGCGGCGTCCTTGAGGGCGATGGTCCGCTTGTCGCCGATGCTGGGGCGGCGGATCACGAAGGTGCCGGCGTACTTGCTGCCGAATGGTAGCTGCGTGTGGCTGTTGATCTTTGTCTCGATGCTGAACGACGTGGCGTTGCTCATTGAATCCTCCTGAGTGGTTTCGTGTGGTCGTTACCTATGTCAAATATTCTAGCGGTTGCGGGGCGCAGGGGCAAAGTTTTTGCTGTTGCCGGGTCACTCTTGGATAAACTCTACCAAACGGCATATTTCTAGTTGCGTTTAGTTTCTTCGTCCTGTAGGCTGTTCCCTATATCGCAATATCGTTGCGGTGTCGTTTTTGAGTTGCAACCAATCGGGAGTGCTGGTACGGTTTCTTTACCTGCTGAACACAGGGACACAACCCGGCCCGCACTCGTTAGCTTTGCGGTATTTTTATGTCCGGCGCTTTGAAAGGCGTGCCGGGATGGGCGAGGAATATATTGAATACTCGCCGCAGCTTGGTTGTTCGCTGTGTTCAACATCCCGGCACTCTTGCCGAACCCCTTGAACAGGAGAACAACACCATGAACACCTCAATGCACGTCCGTCCTGCGCCCCTGCCCTGTCACAAGTCAACCTCCCCGGCCATCTACAACTACCCGACTGATCCGCTCTTCAACGTCTCCCTCTATGCTGGCTTTGCCAAAGAGCGTGGTGGCCAGATTGCCGCTGGCAACGTCTTGGAGCTTGCCAAGTATGCCGAGGCCGCTGTTCGTCTTCTTCAGGCCGAAATCGCGCAGCTGCGGTTGGCCGGAAAGGCGGTGTGCTGATGAACGCGACTACTCTTGACACCTCCTCCCTCGTGTTCCTTTCCGATGGCGAACCCCGGACCACCTCCCTCGCGATTGCCGAGGGTATGGAACTTCAGCACAAAAACGTCATCGAGCTTATCCGCACCTATCTTGCTGATTTGGCGGAGTTTGGCCCTCTCGCGTTTGAAACGCGGAAGGGGCAAGCGCTCCCTCATGGTGGTTTTGCCAAGGGGACTGAATATGCCGTCCTCAACCAAGAGCAGTCAACGCTGATCATGACCTACATGAAAAACACCGAGATTGCCCGCTCCTTCAAGAAGCGGCTGGTCAAGGCATTTTTCGCTCTGGCGCGTCAGGTGACCGGATCGTTCCTGTCGGTCTCCTCCCTGCAAAACTTCCGGGCACCGGTCGAGGCGACCATCGTCTTCGACGCCTTCCACAGCCTGGCGCTCAAAGTCGGCTTGGAAGGGAATCAGGCGGTCCTCTCTGCCAACATGGCGACCCGTGCCGCGACCGGGATCGATCCGTTGCAGCTTCTCGGCGCGACGCATCTGCAAGCCGGGAATCAGAACCGGCACTACACGCCGACCGAGCTTGGCACTCGCTTCAACATGACCGGGCGCGAGTTCAATATTGCCCTTGAGGCTGCTGGGCTGCAAACCCGTCACGGCAAGCAGTGGATGCCGACGGTGAAGGGCCGGGCCTATGCCGTCCTCCTCGACACGCAGAAACGCAAGGGAACCGGGACGCCGATCCAGCAACTCAAATGGACCGCTGATATCGTCGACGTCCTGCCGTCGCTGAAAGGTGGTGCCCAATGATCCCCGCCAAAAAGCTGATCGAGGCGATGGCGCTGGCTGAGGCGATAAAGGTGCTGACAGAACACGATGCGTATCACGCTCCGGCGCATACGTTGAATGTTCTGGCGGCGATGGCTATCGAACGAATGACGGCGGTCCTGGAAACTGAGTGACAATAAAAACCCCCGGTCAGTGATGGCCGGGGGTTTTTTATCGTTCAAGGTCCGAACATTTGACTGTGAGGTCCGAACATTACACCATTTTCTTGCGGGCCTTGATCGAGTAATTTTCGCCGGAGATTACGTGCTTGCCGTAGCTGCGGCTGTGGGTTGCAAACTTGCAGCCGGTGTACTGCTCAATCGTCTGGAAGGTGACGTTGTCCTGAATTTCGATCTCGAATTCCGGCGCAGTCAGCCAGTCGCCAGACTCCGGCACGAAGCCGAGCTGCTTCAGGCTTTTGCCGCTGACCATGTAGCGGCTGCCGGAAATGTTGTGGGTGAATTTGCCGGGGACGAACTCTTGCGTCTCTGGGGAGCCGAGCGCGTCGACATCCTGCAATCCGAAGTCGTCGCTGACCTCGACGTTCTGAGCAAGGCCGATCACTTCTCCGCCGATCTTGAAGAGTGCCCGGTTGCCCGTCATGGTATTGAGTCCCATGATGTTACCTCCTTAAAAGAGCGCTCCCCGGAGGGAGCGGTAGATGGTTACAGGCTGACGGTGAATTTCGTCGGCAGCAAGTGGAACACGCTAAAGATCCATGAAATTGGCAACACCGGCTGCGCCGAGTAGTCGATGTAGCGGACCACTCCGTCCGCCCGGAGCACCGTTGCCTTCGGGTCGTAGCTGACGATCAACTCGTCGCGCATGGCCGCTTCCAGCACCGCGTTGGTGATGCTGATGATGCTCTGGTCGATACCCGGTGTTCCCGGCTTGCCGATGATCAGCTCGTGGCGGTTGCGGACTTCGCGGGCGATGTAGTCGGCGCCGCGTCCGACCGAGAACTCGACGCGGTAGAGGTCGGCGTCCTGCGCCCAAGTGGTGAGCTGCCGGGAGATCACGAAGCCGGCCCCCTGCACAAGATCCTTGATCGGCACCGCGAGGTGGGCTTCGAGGAGGTCGTCGATCTCGGTGTTACGCAGTTCCACTTCAAGGCCGAGGCAGTTGAGGTACTTGCGGGTTAGCGGAGTAACGACCGAGGCGCCGCCAGCGATGCCCGCGTACATGACGGCGGTGATATAGGCCGGGTAGAGCTTGCTGACGCCATTCGGGTCATAGTGCTTCGAGCCGAGGCCGACGTGGACGGTGCGGTCGTTGTTGAGGGCGGACGCTTCCGCTTTGATAACTCCCATCGCCGTGATGCGGTTGGCTTCGCTACTCCACGACTGCAGGGCGCCACCGACGAACTGCCGCCGCTCGCTTTTCCCTGCCGGGCCGCTCATGAAAGTACAGTGCGCGTCGCCGAGGGCATGGATCGAGGCCGAGGAGGAGAGGGGGACGATGATGTCGATGTCGACGGTCTTCAGCTCGTTGAAAGCCGAAACCCAATCATCGTTGGTGGTGGCACCGTCAGCGCCGCCGGCAAGGTAAGCCCATGCGCTGTTGGCCGGGACGGCTCCGGCTCCGGCGATGCGGGTTGCCGCGACGTAGGAGCTGCGCTCATTGAGGCGGTCGACGATCGCTTGCAGGTCGGAGGTGATGGTCGCTGCCGTGGTTTTGACCGACTCTGCCGTGAAGGCGTCAAGCTGCAAGCAGAGATCGGTTTTAGCTGACTTGGTGACCGCAACGGCAGTGTAAAAGCCGCTGGCGTTGATCGCGTCGATCAAGGACTGGATGGTCGGGTAGCTGTCGAAGTCGAGAGAAAGGTTCTCGGCGCCACCTGTTGCCGTGGTGGTGGTCAGCTTGTGATTGCCGGCGCCGGTCGCGACGTTGATCGTCACGGTTGCGGTCGCTGCGGCTCCGGTATAGAGCAGGGTAAAGCTCGGCTTGGCAACGTCGTCGTGGACCTCGGAGACGTCCTGAAAGCCGATAGTGATCTTCTTGCCGGTGTTGGTGCCGGCCTCGACTTTGGCCTTGATCTGGTTGGCGACCAATCCGTACAGGTATGAGTCGAGAGTGATAACGTCCGCCGCTGCTGCCGAGGCAAGGTTCTTGGTCGCCTTGGTCGCCGGGTTGACCGGCAGGAGGTAGACTTCGCTCGCGCCGGGGATGCCCTTGGAGGGGTTGAAGACCAGAGAGGCGGCCAGCCGGGCCTCTTCCCATGCCGGAGCAATCAGGAAATTGCCGAGGGTCGAATCGATCCGGGTCAGTTTCTTCGGCTCAAGGAGCCCGGTCATTTCCGCCATGATGACGACCTTGTTGGCCGAGCCGAGCTGTACCGGACTCAGAGCCGACGAGTCGATCGCGGAAGCGGCTTGCGGGCGCACATAGTACGTCCCCTTCCAAGTAACGCCAGTTTTTACTCCCATTGTCAGTTACCTCCCTGTTGTGAAAGCCATTCGCTCCATGTGAGCCGGGTCGGCTGGCTGCGGAAAAGTTCGAGCAGCCGTGCCCACTCGGAGCGCATTTTGTGGCCGTTGATTTGTTCCTTGCTCATGAGTGCCTTGAAGGCGCCCTTGATCTCTGCTTGTGCGTTGCCGAACTCACTGAGGAATTCGTCGACCGAGAGCTTGAACTCCTGCGGCTCGGTCTGTTCGGTGTCCTTCTTCTTCATGCAACCTCCGTTTTATATGGGGAACACTTCGGGCGCGTTACAGCGCCGTGTTGTCGCCTGTGGCATAAACTCCGACCGGCAGAGTCTTGTTCCATGTGTTTTCCAGCTTGGCGGTGATTCTCACTCCCCGGACGAAGGCTTCCAGCGGCTGCAGCGCTCCTTTTTCAAGGCGGATGTCCGCGAGGGAGATATTGACTTCCAGTATCCCCTTGGCGCCGATTTCGCCGATGTTCTGGCAGATGAAATACTGGCAGAATCGGGAGAGCCAGATCGCCTCGTCCTTGGTTGCGGTGATCACGTCGATGTTGAAGCTGGCCTGCTCGTAATAGCCATAGGGTTGCTTCCAGCCGGTGAGCGTCTCTCCGTCGTCCGCGTAGACCGCTGTGGCCTCGCCAACGATATCGCCAAGGAAGCGATCGGTACTCGGCGACTCCCCGTGGTAAATGCCGATCTGCGGAAAGGGCAGCTCCGCCGAGGGGAAGTGGGGGAGGATGAAGACCCGCTTGCCGTCTTCGCTGCGGTCTCGGTTGCTGCCGACAAAGACCTTTCCGCGCAGGTAGGTGCCGATCTGCAGCTGCTCTTCGCTACTGCGGTCTTCGAAGAGATCGCTGATGATCTCCTGCGGGTCCATTTGCGCCGCAAGGAATTCCCGCAGGAAGAGGTCTTTGAGAATGAGGTCGACGTTCGGGAAGCCCATTGTCTTTATCCTGTGAAGGTGACGTCCATGCCGATAGTGGCGGTAGGGACGAGGTCTTTGATCGCGGCCTCTCTCAGCATCGCTTCCACGGCTGGCTGGCAGTAGCCGGCGACCTTTTCGGCGATGTGGTGCGCTTTGTAGCCGGGGTGCCACCAGCTGCCGGGGTCGCTGTTGTCGGAGACGACCCGGAACGTCAGGTATTTGCTCTGGGTGGCGTTCTCGTAGGTCTTGGTGACCTTAGTCATCCCCTCGAACCTGCCGTTCTTGTGCTGGTACCCGGTGCTGGCGTTCTGTTCTGCCGGGTGCCGGCCCTCGGTGCCGGTCAGGCGCCCGCCCGGTTTCAGCTTGGTCGCCTGCGCCAGTATGTCCCGTGGCATCGTCGGAAAGTTGCTGTTCGGGGCATGGTTGGCGGTGGTGCCGTGCCGGAAGGGGATAATGTTGTAACGGCCCTTCTTGCCGATCCGGGCTTTGGGACCACCGAGGAGCATCGGCTTCATGTCCCACTTCGCCTTGCCGTATTCGAGGTCTTTGGCGGCTTGTGAAGTGGCGATGATGAACTGCCTCAGGTCGGCGCCGCCCTGCACTCGTTGGCCAAGGACGATGCTGTCAGCGTAGGCTTTTCGCAGACCGATGTTGGCTTTGATCTCTGGCACTCCCGGCAACGGCTGGGCGCCCATGACCGCCTGCTGCCATGTCGCTTGGACGTAGCTGGCGGCGAGGTTGATGGCGGCGTTGAGGTTAGGGAGGTCACTCATGTCATTGCTCGTAAATATGTTTCTTACGCAGCAGCACGCGGCTGCCGATATCGACTCCGTGGCTGACCCGTGTGGCGGGTGCCTCCACTGCAATCCACTCGACCATGCCGCGATACTTGATGCTGTATTTCGTGCCGGGTCCGGGCGCCTTGGCGGTGAGCGCCTTCCCTACCCATGTCCAGACGATCGAGCGACCGTCGAGTTTGAAGTCGACGTTCTCGATATATTTGATGCGGTCGATGTCGTAGCAGACGATGGCGTCGGTCGCCGGGTAATAGAGGATGTCGCTGTCACCAAAGCCGCGCACCAGCGCTTCCCCCTGCCCGTGCGGGATCGGCCAGGTAAAGATGATCTTGTCGCCCTCGCTGACGATATCGGTCGAGAGGGGGGAAAAGACGCAATCACCGGGGAGCGCGACTCCCGATTCCAGCCAGTCCTTGTGCATGCTGATCGCCGTCACCAGACCAATCAACTGTTGCGACTCCGGGAAGAACCAGCCGCCCAGCTCATGCAGGTCGCAGTTCGGGTCCGGCTGGCCGTGGTCGTCGTGGCAGGGGCAGCGGGTACCGACCGCATGGGTGACGTACTCGCCTTCGGCTTCGACGAAGTTATTGATGGCGTCGACCGGGATCGTCACAGCGTCACCATTGACAGACCGCGATACTGATTTTTGATCTTCGGCAGATTCTCCTTGATCCACTTCTCGTTGTTCTCGATCGTCGCCGAGTAGATGCCGTAGCTGGCGCTGGCCGTGTAGCTGACCGAGCGGCTCACGCCGTCTTTGCTGGTACTCTCCGAGGAGAAGCCGCCGCGATAGGCTTGCCCGGCAATGGTCAGGATGCTGACTGCGGCCTTGAAACCAATCAGCTTAAGAATGTCCGCAGGCGTCTCCGGCAGCCCAGCCACAGCAATGTAGCGCCAGAAGTCGGCAATGTATTCTCGGAATCCCCAGAAGTTGATCTGCTGGAAGAACGTGTACATATAGCTGTACTGCCCGTTGTAGGGGAGGATGTCGAGGCTGCCGCTCTTCTTGTTGATCGCAAAGGCGCCGCTAGAGATTTCCAGTGCAGACGAGTTGCCGATGTAGCCGGCGACCTTGTCGACGCTCAGCAGCTGGTGGAAAGGAAGGTCCAGCTTCCATGCGAGCGAATTGTTGTTGAAATCGCGGGCGGTGTACATCACCGGGACAGCCTTGCGGTCATAGAAAGCGCCGGACTCCGAATAGTAGGGCTCGGTGGCGACTCGGTATGGCTCGACATAGACTTTTAGCAGGGTGTTCTCGACTTCGCTGATGGCCTTATCGATCTCCGCCCGCAGCTTGTCGTCTTCCCAATACTGTTTGTCGACCACGATCCCCTCGGAGGCGTCGGCGACCGGCAATTCGAATTCGTCGATATTGACCTCGGCATAGCCACCGCGCGGGTCCAGAAGAATCTCGCTGGCTCCGGTGATCGGGATCGCCGGACCTCCCCCCCATGACAGCGTTGCCGGGTTGCCGTCGACCTCTGCCGTGAAGACGAGGCCGTAGGTGGTCTTGCGGGTGTTCTCGGAGAGGCGATAAAAAGTGACGCCGGTCACCGCTGACGGCTGCCGTTTCGGGAATGGCATATCGGAGGCGTAGAGGGGGACACCAAAGCAGTACCCGTTCCGCATCTCCTCGACGGTGATCAGCGCAATTTTGAAGACGTCCGTGCTGGCGGTGACGGCTCCGGCTGTGGCCTCGACCAAGTACTCTCCCCGGACGCAGAGAGGGATGCCGCTGGCATCCTTGATCTCCGGCAGGTCAAAGGTGGCGACGTGCCCCTTCGGGTAGTCTCCGGCCAGGACGATCTCCTGCGTGGAGACGACCGGCCCACCTTTACGCCGCAGAGCGATAGTGACTGTCTCGGCCAAGCCCGTTGCCGGGGTCGGCAGGAGGCGCACCTTGACGATGCTCCTTGCCGATTCATGCCGTGAGTATTCGCTTTTGTCGGTTTTCAGGATCAGGCCGGTCATCGGTTATCCTTTACTTCGCTACAACCGTTTTTGCTTCAGTGGCGGTCGCGGCCAGAGTGGCAGCATAGTCGGTGCCGGTCACTCCGCCATCGAGGTCGAGCTTGGCGAGCAGGGCAGCGTATTGGGTCTTGAGGACTTCCATCTCGTTGACGAGCACATTAAACTCGGCACGCATTGATTCAAGATCTTTACCCCCGACACTGCGGGTGGTCTTGCGGATTGTTCTGGCCATGACTGGCTACCTCCTATGGGGTTGGTGCCCTACCCTTGCAGCTCGGTCATGCGTCCGTTCAGCACGGTCAGGCGGTTCTCTTTCGGCTCTTCTTTGGCGATCTCAATGGCGATGACCTCCTTGATCAAGTCGATGCTCTCGCACTTCTTGATGGCGGCCTTAAAACGGTTGAAGTTGGCGTCAGCAGCAAGCTCGGCAGCGGTGCCGTCCGTTTTGCCTTGGTCGTTACCCTTATTTTCGTTTTCGTCGCTCACAGCGCCGGATTTAGTGCCTTCTCTGCCGGATTCTGCGGACAGCTTGGACTTCTCTTCCGCTTCCCGCTCCGCCTTACCCGCTGCGGCTGCCGCTTCGAGGGTGTCGTTGGCGGTCTGCTGGAGATCATCGGCACTCTGTCCCGGCTTCCAGAAGTCTTTAGGGAGGCGCAAGAGGACGCTGGCTTCGTCGTGATCGACCATAGCGACACCGACGGTCTTGCCGTCACGTGTCTTGCTCTCGAACGTAATCGTGCGGGATTCGCCATTGACGCTGACCGACATGGTGCCGATATTTCGGGAAATGATCTGGATCGACTTGCTCATGGTTTGCTCCTTGAATTTAAGTTAAGCCGGGGAGGATCGCCTCCCCGGCTGTTCTACATAGGAAACACTTCAATTACGCCGGAGTATAGGTTCCGCAGTTCTTGAAGATTTTGAGGCGGTTCGGAGCCTTGACGACCGGCACCATGTAGAGCATGAGCAGGAACGGCAGGGTGGTCCCGACCAAGGGCAGGGGCAGCTTCATGAGCGGCGACATCTGCGCGATGGCAAGGTCTTTCGGGTCCGGCTTCATGAGGATGCAGACGCCGTTCTCTTCCTTGCCGGCAGCGGACAGGGTGCGCCATTCGTTGCGGTCGACGAATGTGATGTTGCCGCTGGAGCTTTGAGGCACTTTCGCGATCCACTGTGCATCGGACCCGTCGTCGACAAAGCCGCGATAGATGCGGTAGCCGGTGGCACCAGCAAGGCGGGTAATGACGGTCGTAACCTTGGTGGTGGCGTCGGCGACGACGGCTGCCGTGGTGGTGACGCCGAGGGACTCGCCAGTGTCGTTGAAGGCCGCGATGGTGTAGTAGTAGGTACCGGCGACGAATTTGCCGGCGGCATCGTCGGCGGCGGTGGCCTGGGTGGTGATCGCCGGGGTGGCGGGGGCTCCGGCGACAGCAGCTTCGACCGGCATGTTGGTGTCGACTTCCTGCGACATGATCGTGTGGTCGAAACCAATCGTGCCGTAGTTCGTGTCGTACTTGTTGACGACGCTGCCGGGGGTATATGCCTGCCCGGTCGCAAGGTCTTTGTTGAATCTCTGCAGGTTGCGGGTGTTGAACAGCTTGTTGAGACCGCCCATGACGTGGATGGAGCCGAGGGCTTCATACCCGTTGACGGTTGCCTGCTTGCCGACTTTCAGGAACTTCTCGGCGGCATCGTCGAGTTCGTCGAAGGAAAGGGGCTCACCTTCCATGTCGATGACGTTCTCGGCAAAGTTGGTGGTCAACTGTGCGAGCAGACCGTCGAAGTTGGCCTCGACGCCGTTCTCGTCGAGGACGAGCTTGTTGCCGAACAACAGTTCGCGCTCGACTTTGTCGAGAAGCTCGATGGAGCGGTCCTGGTTCTCGCGGACGCTGGGGTCTTCGAAGGCGCCGCCGTTGCTGCCGACGGTCTGCATCTGGAGGGTGATCCCGCCAGCGACCCCGAGGTATTTGTTGCGGATGGTTTCACGCTTGAAGCTCGACACACCACCATTGGGGGCGCCGCCTTCGCGGAAGCCAGCACCGCCGCGACGGCTGGAGCCGAAGGAGGTGTGGACGTTATACTCGTAGAGCGGGGTGGCGCTGGGGACGCGCGGGAGCTTGTTGAACAGCTTGATGTGCTCCTGAGTGATCAGGGTGCTGGTCATCAAGGCGTCGAGGTTTTCCAGCATGAGCGGGCCGTTGCCATTGGCAAGGGCTGTGCCGGTCTGGGTGTTGAGGGCTTTGGCGAATTCCTCGACGTAGGTGTCGACGTTCATCCCCATCCCTGCGGATTTCAGCATCTGGTCGAACGACTGAATGTTCATCTTGTTTCTTCTCCTTTTCCTTGGCGGCTGTTACTGCTGTTCGAGTTCTGATTTAACGAAATCAGGGAGGGCGTCGTACCCTTTGACCGCATAAATCGACAGAAATTTCGCATCGACTTTTTTCGCCACAACGAGGTTTTGCAGGTCTTCCGCAATCTCGCTCTTGCTTTTCTTGAGCGTGTCGACGACGTTTCCGGGCTCTTTGCCAGCGCCGAGGAATCCAGGGCGGTGGGCAGCGGGACCGGCGCCAGCGTCTTCGATGGACTTGGTCATCGTCTCGGTCATGCCGGCGAGGGCCTTGGCCATCTTGATCTGGAGGTTGAGGGCGGCCATCTGCGACTTCTCGATGGTACGAAGGCGCTGATCGAGGTTGCCCATCGACTTGTGGATGGTGTCTTCCAGTTCGGCATAGGCTTCACTGGCTTTGACGAGTTCTTCGTGGAGGTCGTCTTCCGGCATCGACTTGTCCATGTCGTCGTCGTCCTCTTTGTCGTCGTCCTCTTTGTCCGAGTCGCCGCCTTCGTCGTCTGCATCGCCGTCGTCGGACTTGAGCAGATTGTCCTGCTCTTCGAGGGCCTTGATCATGTCGTCGAGGCTCTCCTCGTCGCTGTCGGATTTGGTCAGGTCGTCAAGTACGGCCAGCGCTTTTTCCAGCGTTTCGCCGTCCAGACCCTGCTCCTTCAGGGCTTTCTCGATGTCCTCGGTGGACATCCCTTCTGCTTTCATTTCTTCGGCTGTCTTCATTGTGGTGCCTCCTGTTTGTTTAACCTGCGATGCCGGACTGTTTGACCAGAGCCATGATGTCCGGTCGTTTGGTTGCGCCTTTAATCAGCCCGCGCATGAATGCCGCTGACTGAGCCTTATCGTGTCCGAGGCACTCGTTCATGTGGACGAGGGCGCCGGCCATGCCTTTTTTAAATTTGCCGTTGGCGTCACAGCAGCCGCAGCCGGTGTCGCCGTAGAGGACGTTGGTCATTCCCCGGTCAAGATTCTGCAACATGAGCGGACCGGCGCTGGTCGTGCTCATGGCTGCCGCGTCGGATTTGTGCATGTGATCGCCGCAGGTGTGTCCGGGGATGTGCAGAGGGTGGAGAGGTTGGCAGCGGCCACAGCAAAAACTTTTGGCGAAGATTTCGACGGTGCAGTCTGGGTTCACAGGCTTATGGGTGATGGCCAGATGCTTGACAATGGCCTTCTCGATCTTGTTGCCGCTGCGCTTGATGACTGATCCTTCGACCGAATAGGACAGGGTGCGGCGCCCGCTCTTCTGGAGGGCAAGGCCGAGTTCCCACATTTCGTTCGCCAGCCGCAGCTGTTCGCTGGCCGGGTTCTGGATATCACTCTTGAGGAGTTCCCCTTCGACCCACAGTCCCTTCTCGCGCATCTCCGCGTGCGTCGGGTAGCCGATGATCACCGGCATGCGGGTTCCGGCGAGTTCCTGATACTGGTGGTCGTAGTTGAGGAAACCGCTTTTCAGCAGCGGTCCGAAGTCAAGACCGTTCTGGAGGATGATCTCGCCTTGCTGGTCAAGGTTCTCAGTGGAGGCGTAACCGCGCACGATCCGGCGTCCATCGGACTCGGACTTCACGAAATCAATCTCGGCTTGAAATAGAACCTGCGTCTCTTCCACTGTCATCTCCTTGAAAACGCAAAAGGGCAAACTCCCGGCTGTGCGGGTGTTTGCCCTCTGATCCCAACTGGCTTGCTTTCGCTGGCTGGCTGGGGAGTGCTACGTATTATCGATGGTGATCATGATCAGCTTCCCGGCCTTGGTCCGGCTGATCTCAAAAGTTCTGGCTCCAAAAAGGAACCGTGCCGGGAAGTCGGAATCTTTCAGCACCGGGACGTGCTCCCCGGTTCCCTGCTTTGACTTTCGGAGTAGGTAGATGCCGGGAAGAATCTTGCTCATGGGGGCATTTTTGCAGTCCGTGTTCCCTATGTCAATTTTTTTGCTGCCATGGTATTTTTTCTCTGGATCGAAACCACCAGTTAACCGGGGTTTCTTTTCCTTTATGAAGGGATGATCCTTCCTCTTTCGGATGCGCCAGCGGGCGCTTGGAGGTTCTTATGTTGTCTGTTTGCGGGTACATCAAAGGTCGTCGCCATTTTTTCTTCTCTGTTACCGACGCCGCCGCAGCCGGTGCTATCGGGGTCTATGTCCTCGGCGCTCCTCTCGATCCTAATTCTGTTCTCTCCTCAGAATGGGGGTGGAAATGACCGGACTTATTCCCACTCCCGGCCCGTGGCACTTCGGCGTCGGCAACGGTTCCGGCTGCATCTTTGCCGACGCTGGCCGCGTGCGGTTGAAGGAAGGCGAAACGACTCTCTTCCCTATCGCCACCGTCGACTTTGATTTTGATGCGACGGCAGGTGCTGGCAACGGTCTCCGTATGGCCGCCGCCCCGGAACTCTTTGCTCTGGCCGAGCGCGTTTCCCGTCTCAATCGTGACGCGGGTGAGATCGGCGCTGGCATGCTGGCGCAACTGATCGTCGAGGCTCGTCTTGCTGTGGCCAAAGCCAATGGTGAGCTACCATGACGGCTCCTCGCATCCAGTCCCTCTCCTGCTGCTGCTGCGGTAACTCGACCCTTGGCCGCCAGTGGTGGAATCGCGATACCGGCTTCGGCCTCTGCGACAACTGCATTACTTTCGTCGGGGACGCTGATGTCCCTGTTGGTGAAACCGCTCAAAGCTACGGCATCCGTGGCTTCCACTACGATGTCTCGAAAGGAGTTTGATCATGTATTGTGCTCGACGTGTTCCCCATAGTAAAATGTCCATTGGCCATTACCTCATGGTCGCCATCCTGATCGTCTTGATCGCGATCATCCTCTGCCAGTTGCCGCATGCTATCGATGTGGAGCTGGATATGTCCGACGCCTCTGCCCAGCGCAATCAGGCGCAATCTTCGAATTGAAAGGAGACTTGCCATGCACCGACCTGTTCCAAAGCGGATCATTCGCGATCCCGTCTTCCGCTGCCACCTCTGCATGTTTACGACCAGGTGGCGGCCAGAGTATGTTAGTCATATTGTAATGCATCAGCGAGTTGCGGCAGAATCGGCGAAGACGCCATAACGCCCCTGAACTGTACGGCGCAAAGCGACCGGACGAGTGATTTGTTAGACATCAGAACGGAGACGAGAATGAGCGGATTATTTTACCTGCAAGACAAGAGGTCATACGTCGGCAATGACATGCTCTTCTGGGCAGAGAGTGGCGGATATACCACAGACTTAAGGAAATCCGAGGTGATGACCAAAGAAGAAGCCTTCGCACAAAATCGGTGTAGATCAACCGACATACCTTGGCCGAAGGAGTATATCGACGCGAGGGCAAGACCGGCTGTCGATATGCAGTATGTGAATATAAGGGAAGCGTTGCAGGACGTTGACGGCGAATTGTATGTTGAACCTAAGCCGCCACGGGAGATTTTTAAGTGCTACCACTGTGGGAAATTTATATCTGAGCGTGAGTCTTATTCTACATGCCCTCACTGTGACGGCAGCAATCATCATTGATGTCTAACGATTTCAACTAAGCGGTGCGTAGCATCCGGTTCAGTGGGTGTTATGGCGCGGGAGGTAGAAGGATGGAAACCGAAACATTGGAACGACTCAGAAATAATATTTTGACGGCAAAAATTGAGATGGAAGAAGAACTCGAAATGAGATGGCCGAAAGGGTCGAGGGTAAACGTACTGTTGAATTGTCGGCAGACCATACCGACCACAGGAGTAGTCGTCGGCCACGATGGTCGCGGGTTTGTCCGTGTTCGGATCGACAGTGCAAAAGAACGTAGTCGGCGTGGGTGTCGGGATGTTTATTTCACTGAGATGCGTTGAGCGCTATAACGGGCCATGATCAGCGGACCGCGACGACAGGCCGCAACCCGCTGAGATTTTCGAGAGTAGCAGAGAGTTATTCGGTCCGCCTGGATCTTTTGGTTGTGTGCCGGTTTTGTAGGATGGATGAAATGATAGATCTTCTGAACGTCGACTGTATGGAATATCTGAAAGGCTGCGCTAACAACGCTTTTGATTTGGCGATTGTTGACCCGCCTTATGGTCTAGGTGAGGACGGCGGAACCAATAGGTGCCACGGAGTAAAGCAGAAAAACGGGACAGTGCTCCGCTGTCTTGATGGTGGATACCAGAAAAAGGCATGGGACAAGGAGACGCCGGCCCCTGAATATTTCGCCGAGTTGAAACGAGTGGCGAAGCATCAAATTATATGGGGAGTAAATTACTACCCCGTGGCGCTGCCGGGTGGCCGGATCATCTGGGACAAGGTAAACGACGGGGCCGACCAGTGCGGAGCCGAGATAGCTTACAACAGCCTGAATGAGCGGGTGGACATCGTGCGCTATATGTGGCGCGGAATGATGCAAGGGGTTTCGGTTGCTCGAGGAACTGTGCAGCAGGGCAACAAGGCACTCAACGAAAAGCGGATACACCCGACGCAGAAGCCAGTGAAGTTGTATTCCTGGCTGCTGGAAACCTACGCCGCAAAGGGGTGGCGGGTAGTTGACACCCACCTTGGGAGCGGAAGCGCTGCAGTGGCCGCGCATTATTTCGGTTGTGATTTTGTGGGCTGCGAAATCGACCACGATTATTACGAGGCGGCGAAGAGACGCTTTGAAGAGGACACGCGGCAAATCGCCATGTTTTGAGGCGCACAACGCTATAGCATCACCGGCTCCGTCCGGTGCATAGCGTTGGTTGTGCGAGCCCTAAATTATTTTAAAATAATGTCGTTTTCCTGTTGACACCGTACAATGTACGGGCTATAGTTAAATCACAACAGAGGAAAACAAACCCCAAACAGGAGAAACGACATGAAATACAAAATCCAGAGTCGCAAACAGGAAAATTGGTTCAGCAACGAGTTGGTGACGGAAACTGTCAGGACTGTCACCGTGCAGGGCGTGACGATGAGCATCCCGGAATCGATCGCTAGCCAGCCGCTGCAAATTCAGTGGGCGCATCAGCACGGCGGGAACATCAAACCGGCCGGAGTGACTAACGGATATTTGGTTCTCGCTGGCCAGGCGAGAGACATGACGGACATCGGTATAAACAAATATCAAGGGGATTTTTGCCACATTGATGGCGAATATCTCGTAATCGAGAAATGATATGACGTTGGCGGAGTTCAAGGAGGCTCAGGGCAACCTGGGCCTCACCAACGAGGCAATGGCCGACCTGCTGTGCTGCTCTCTACGGCTGGTCGAAAAAATACGACAGGGTGAGCGGGCAGTGTCCGCCCGCACATCACGGATGATTGAACGCGAGTTACAGCAGCGCGGCGAGTAGGCCGCCCAACTACTGATTATACAGACCGTTCGGCAGTCTAACAACTTGTCTTAATAAATGGCGGATACCTAAAACAATCGCACAGTTAATTCTGCTTCCGGCGGATAACGGAATCACGAAAGGCCGCCAATTGCAAAAAAGGCCCCACACCGGCACAGGGCTGGTGTGGGGCCTTTTTTGTCAGTCTTTTCTGCGCTCCAGTCGCTCCCTCCGCCGATCCTTCGGCGTCACCTTCCGCTGCCATTGCCGCTTGAAGAGGATGCGCTCGCAGGTCAGCAGCCGCGTGCCGCTTTCGTCCAGTACCAGCCGCCATCCGTCCGCGACGAAGTATTGCGCTGGCTGGAAGCTGTTGCTGATCAGTCGCAGCGCAGAGGCAGCCAACTCCTCCGGGACGGCCTTCTCCAGCAGTTCCCGCAGCGCCGTGCTCCAACACTCCGGCTTCTCTGCGTGCGGCCACCGTGTCGCGAAACGTTCGCTGGCGTGGCAGGTGATGAAGAGACCGTTGGGGTTCATTATGCTGCGTCTTCCTCATACCAGAAGAGGTTATAGCCAAAAGTGACGGCGATGTCGTCGGCGTTGCTGAACGCGACCAAATACGAAACCCCTTGCGCCAGCACCTTCTCTTCTGGCTCTCCGGATTCCGAGCTGACTTTGACCTGTCCTGTTGATGCTCCGGGGAGAGTCAGCGTGCCCAGAGTGACAGGAATGTCACCGGCCTCGGCTGCAACGTCGAGGTATGCTGTCACCGCTAGCGTCGACTGTTGCACGGGCCGGGCGCGATGATGGTTGATCGGAGTCAGATCGGCGGCAATAGCGGCAGCCGTGGCATCCATCGCGTAGTCTTCCAGTATCGACACCGAGCATGGCCCTGATGTTGCCGTTATGGAAGCCGCCTGGAAATGGACGTAGGCTTTGGCGTTCCCTCCGGCCAATGCTGTTTCGGCTACGGCATTCACGACGCCACTGCCGTCTCCTTCGGCGGCGCACGTCACCAGTTCGGCGGCGTCAGCATTGGCAGCGATCGCGGCGGCGACCTGTGCTGCGGTGGAGGTGATCGCAGCGCCAGCGTTGACGGCAAGGTTGACAACGATATCTGTCCCGGTCACCACCACTGACAACGGTGCCTCCGCGCCGGGATTGATGTGGGCGACGGTCGTCAGGTTCCCACGGAGCCCGATGGCCGTGGCGGTGTAGGTCAGGTCGGCAAGAGCATTGGTCATGTCAATGGCGAGGCTGGCGGCGCGGTCGTCGGGCACGTCGATCTGGATGGCACCGACATTGCCGGCGGCGACAGTGATCGATCCACTGAGAGAGTAGGCTTTCTTGTCGTGGACCTTTTGGTGGTTGGAGTTGATGCCTACCAGTGCTCCGGTGACTCTCTCGATGGGGTTGTCGCTGCGGTTCCGGCTGATACCTTTCATTATTGTGCTCCTTTATGGTTGGGTGCCTATTTGCGTTTCTTCAGCAGGTGGACGCCGGGGACGGCCTTCTCGACGTACTTTTCGAGGAGCGAGTAGTACCGTTCGTTTTCCTTGAGGTGGACTAGTACGATCTTCGCTGTTAGCACCGGATCGCCGCCGGTCACGTCCTTGTGCTCCATCTCGATCTTGTAGCCGCGACGGAACTCCGCCATGTCGATCTGCGCCGGGTCGCCGCCGGCTTCCCGGATGAATGGCTTAAAGTCGTTGTCGACGACGAGCTTGTCGAAGAGCGCCATCATCGGCTGCGCCATCTCCTGCATGACCTCGCCCATTTCCGGCGAGTGGCGTCTTGCAGCGTTCTTCAGCTCTTGACTGTTGGAATATCGGTAGGAGGCGACAGTTTCAGACTTCCGCAGAGCCGCCATGACTCGCTCCGCCAGCCGATCGATCGCCTTCACTATCGGCTTGCCGCCGTTGTCTCTGGTCTGCATGACCTTCTCCCGGAACTCCTCGAACGGCAGCGCCGTGATCTTGCCCATGAAGCGGGGGTCGTCATAATGTGCGAGGTAGAACTTGCTGGCGGCGTCCATGCTCTCAAACGCCAGCAGCGCCTTTTCCTCGTCCGGGCTCGTGAAGTCCGGCGCCTTCATCTGCGACACGATATAGACCTCCTGTGCCTCCGGGTGTTGGCCAATGAAGCAGTCGTAGTGGTCGCCGTCGCTGCCGAGCGTGCCGCAAATGTAGCCGTATGGACGGCTCATGCGGGTCATCCCCTCGGTGCCGTCGTGGTCGTTTTTCCACTCCCGGATCGATCCAGCTCTGTTCTCGACAGAGATTTCAAGGCCGCGAAAGTTGAGGCGACCATGCAGCTTTCTGGCAGATTTACGAAGGAGGATCATTGCCCTCCGTCTCCTCTGTCCTTCGGTGTTGTGCAAGGGCTGCCGAGTGCCGGATTGCGGTGAGGGCACGCTCTTGCGCACTGGTCGCATTGCTTGATGTGCGCTCGCAGGTCGGCCTCCAGCGTGGTCACGCGGCGGGTGGTATCGACCCGGATCTCTGCGATCTGGGAGTTTGTAGTGTTGACCTTTTCGTGCAGCGCCGCTGTCGCTTGATTCATCATTTCGCTCATGCCCTTGATCGCTCCCTGCAGATCACGGACGGCAAGATTAAAGGAAGCGGTGACGGTATTTTGCGCCTCTCGTAGCTCGTCAATAGCTCTGGTCGTCGCTGTTTCCAGTCGCTGGATGGCCGCGTCGGAGCGTTCGAGGTTTTGGGTGATGGCGGTGTCTGCTCTGACGATGTTCTTTTCAATCGCTGCCTGTTTCGTGGTGACCAGTGCCAGCACCGCTTCTTTAAGGGCTGCGGCCAGAAACGCGACGATGGCGAGGAGTCCCAAGGTGAAGACCCAGGCCAGTGCCGGGTTGGTGTCGAAGACGGCTTTGAGTGCGGCGATCATTACTTTCCTCCTGTACGTGGTTTGATCAAAAAGAGGCGCAAGGCCAGTTCGGTATCTTCGATGGGGTTGTCCCTATTGTCGCCCGGCCACCGCTGGCCAGAGGTCTTGTCTGGGTGCGGCAGGTGCCCGCTGTAGTCCGCCCGGACCGGGTTCTCGATGGCGATATCCCAATCGGTGTCGAGGGTGTCGTCTTCGAGCATCTCTTCCATGCCGTCGACGTCATTCGGGCCAGCCTTGTGCCCCTCGCAGGTTTCAAAGATCGTCCGTTTCTTCATGCCGCTACCCTCTTTTCTGCAACGTATTTTTTGAGCCGACGCATGGTCGCCGCGTCACTCAGGTCAAGGCGTCCGCTCCAGTGGGTACCGAGGAGGAGTCCCTTGCCGAGTTCCTGCCCACCGTTCTTCATGTCGGCAATGTCCCACATCGTCTTCGGATCGTTCGAGGCGAGGATACGGCTGATGTGGCTGTGCATCTGTGCCGATATCTGGTTGACGTGGGTGGTGCGGTTCCCGGCGCGGACGTCCCGTGGTGCCCGCTTGAGTTCGTCGAGTCGATCCTTGATGCCCTCCTTGATGTTGCTCCAGTTCTTCGGCAAAAACCCGAAGCGTGCCCATGTGTAGCCGCCGACGTCGCAGTTGGCCGACACGTCAACGTGGGAGACGCCGAGGGCTTTATAGACGCCGAACGAGGCCCGGAACAGTCCCTTGGCACCGCCGTTGCCGGTGTCTCCTGCCGAAAAATAAGAGTGTGAGACCACGAGTTTGTCGTTCGTCTTGGTAAAATAACGGCTGATGCTGGTCCCGTCGTCTCCGGCGAACGAAACGTAAATGCTGTCATGTCCACTTGCTGCCATTTTGATCCCAAACTTGGTGGTGCCGCCGAAGTCGGCGATCATCGTCTTCGCCATTTGCAGCGCGGTCTCCTTGTCGACTCCCATGACGCTGTGAACAGCGGTGTCCGTGAGGGTGTCGACAACCTCGGTGCGTCGGATGTTCTTGCCGATCTCCGCCTTGGCCTTAAACGTGTCCTCCCGCTCCAGCTTTGCCATAAGGCGAGCGGCTTCCCGGCGGATGCGGACCATGTCTGCTGTCTGCACGTTTTGCCGAGCCCGCTGCGTTTCCGGCGTGTTCGGTACCCATGTGCCGGCTTGGTAGTTGCGGGCTTGCGTCTGCAACGTCGTGGGCTGGTCAAGATAACGGTTGGCGAGACGGTGGACTTCCGGATTCGGCCAAGGAGTGACGCGATCGTTGCTTCGTGTCCCTTCTCTGGTAACGGTCGTGCCGTCCAGTGGCACATTCGGACGCGGCACGAAGCCGAGTTGCGCTTCGGTCAGGTTCAGCGGGTTCGCCGAGTGCGGGACCGGATTGACCGGGAGGCGGCTCACAGGTGCCCGTGGTGCTCTGGGAGCACGGGGCGGTGCGGCTGAGGCAGATCGCGCCGGTTGCAGGCCCGTGTCGTTGGCGAGGTGGCGAATGTCGGTGATCTGGTCCGCCGGCAGTGTCGGTGCCCCTTCGGCCTGATGTCCCGGTATCGGCTGCCCGGCGATGTTGTAGCCGAAGTGCCGCAGCAGGGCTGCCCGGTAGTTGTCGGCTGCCGTGGTGTAGCCGTTGCTGCGGGTTGTCTGGATCGAGAGCAGCGCCTGCACCGGATCGGGGGCCGAGGTGGCGGCGGCGTGCAGCAGGTGGATCTTTCGCTGCGCCGAGAGCAGCGCCGAGTTCTGCATGTTGGAGGCGGTCAGCGTCGGCGGTACCGGGGCGGAGCCGAGGATGAGTTCGGGTTGATGGTTGGCAACAGCAGACTGCCCGGCGGCGCGGAGTGCCTGCTTGTAGTCATCGACGCGCTGGTAGTTGGTCCGGGTCCGTGACGTCGAGAAGTTGGCGATGCCATCGTAGTCGCCGCGTTCAGCCATGAGGCGCAACTGATTAACCCGCCGGGTGCAGCCGAGGTTAGACTCGCTGGTCTCCGGGAAGCGTGGCTGCGAGACCCGGCGCATGGCTGCGGCCATTGCGACCTTGGCCTGCTCCCGCGTGATCGATCCTTCTGTCGGGCCGGCCTGTGCTGATCCGACGCGGACCCAGCGGTGGACCTGATGGCCATTGACGTCGTTGACCATCCGCAGGACGTAGCCGGGGTGGTAGGCGCTGATCTGCGACTTAAAGAGGTCGTCTGGTGCCGGTCTGCGGCGGAGGAGGTACATGGGGGCTCCCTTGTGATGATAGGCGAAGTTTAACTTGTGTCGTTCCCTATATCAATTTTTTTGCCTTATCGGTTAAACTAAAACCACCAGTTAAGGGCGGTTTCTTTTCTTTAGTGAAGCGGTCACTTAACCGAAAAAGGGAGACTTTATGCGCTACGGGAGCGTTTGTTCAGGAATAGAAGCGGCTACAGCGGCATGGCACCCGCTCGAATGGAAGCCAGTATTTTTCAGCGAGATCGAGCCGTTTCCCTGCGCCGTTCTTGCTCACCATTATCCGCATGTGCCGAATCTTGGCGACATGACAAAATTCAAGGAGTGGCCGGATGCAATTATCGATGTTCTCGTTGGAGGAACCCCCTGTCAATCCTATTCAGTCGCAGGACTCAGAGCGGGACTGGGTGACCAGCGTGGCAACCTCATGCTTACCTATGTGGCGATTGCTCGGAAATATCGCCCCAAGTGGGTGGTCTGGGAGAACGTCCCCGGCGTCCTTTCAAGTAATGAGGGACGAGACTTTGGAAGCCTTCTGGGGCTGCTCACCGGACAGCACGTTGTCTGCCCCCCTACCGGATGGCAAAACAGCGGAGTCGTGCCGGGGATCAAGGGGGCTTACGGCATCGCATGGAGAATCCTTGACGCTCAGTATTTCGGAGTGGCCCAAAGACGCCGCCGTGTGTTCGTTGTCGGATATCTTGGAGACTGGCGACGTGCCGCAGCGGTTCTTTTTGAGCGAGACAGCTTGTGCGGGAATTCTGCGCCGCGCAGAGAAAAGAGGGAAGAAGTTGCCGGAACTCTTGGCGCTCGCACTTCAGGGGGTGGCTTCCCTGGATCAGATGAAGCCATGAGCGGGTATGTGCAACCTGTGCATACGACAGGCGCCGGATTCTGGCAGGAGGGTTTCGGAACGCTCCGGGCACGGGAACAGGATAGCCACGAAAATCTGATCTGCATGTCCACCGGCCAAGCCGGAGCCGAGATAGGGATAGGGATAGGGACAACCCTCAACTGCAACCACGAAGCGCCCGTCGTATGCTTCGAGTCTCGTTTTGCGCGAAACGGTCGCGGTGCTCCAAGTGAGATTTGTCCTCCTTTGAAGGCGGAGAATGGAGGGACGGGAAAGGGTGACGGTGCTCCGCTTGTCGCCTCAGCAGCGATGCAGGTACGCCGATTAATGCCCGTCGAGTGTGAAAGATTGCAGGGATTTCCCGACCACTTCACAAACATCCCCTGGCGCAAGAAGCCGGAGTCACCGGACGGGCCGCGATACAAGGCGTTGGGCAATAGTATGGCGGTGCCGTGTATGCGCTGGATCGGGGAGAGGATAGCATTGGTTGATTCGCTATAAAATAAAGGCCGGGGCATTTCGCCTCGGCCTTTTTTTGTTACTTGTCGTCGGCCAGTTCGATATCGGCAAGCTGAACGACCGACGTCGGCTGGATCTTCATGTTGACCAAATGTCGGACCAAAACGCGGCCACCATCGGGATCTTCGATAAGGACCATTCTCGCCTCGGCATCGCCCTTGTCGACGACCTCTTTAAACTTGACTACCATCCCCTCCTTTAGGTGGCTCTTTGGTTCAAGCGATCGCCGTGTCTCTCTTTCGTGCCGATCAAGCACCTCTTCAAGGTCATCTTGCAGGGGTTTCGGCCATGAAGCGTGTGCTTTAAACTTTCGGATTTTCTCAATGGTTTTGAGGTAGGCTTTCGGTGTTGCGTAGTCGGGATGTGACACGTCAATCCCAAGCCCCCCACGGCCCTTCTTGTCGTGGTGCTCGTAGACATCATGTAGCTGCTGAACCAGTTTGGCGTGCCGGTTGTCGTCATGTTCCTTGACCGCAGTCCCGTCCTTGCGGGTGTAAGCCTTGATATGACTCTTCAACACCTCTTCCGCAATCCCCGTGCTCTTCTTCAGATCATCGATCTCTTTCATCTCGTTCCCCTTGGCAATGATAAGGTTCTTTCCTCTGCTGGTATTTACCCACGTCCCCTTGCCATTGTCCAGCGACTTCGCCAGCTCACCGCAGGCCGTCAGCACTTGCCGACCGGCGATTCTCCGCAGCAGCAGGCCGGGGCCGACGATCTTCACCGCTCCCTGCGACTTGATCATGTCGAGGTGGTCGGTCAGAGCCCGCAGGAACTCCCGGAACTCGTCGATGTTGCTCTTGCCCTTGAGGCGCTTGATGGCCGCGTCGTGGACCGGCTTGATCGCCTCATGGCTCCAGTTGCGTCCGGTCGGGTGCGCGATCTCCTTGCGCTTCATGGTGGCGGCGATATCGGCGGCGCTCTGGGGCTCGACGATGTTGCCGAGGCCGTACTTGCGGTTGAGCACCTCCTGCTCGACCGGCGTCAGGGTGCCGACCAGGCCGGCGATGGCGGCCTCCCGCTCTTGGATGCGGCGGAGTTGATGCTGCATGTCCGGGTCGAAGCTGTCGATCGCCGATTGATTCTCCCACCACGGCACCGCGTTGCCGCCGTCGGCCAGTTCGTCGGCGCCGTCCTCGTCCATGTACTGCATGCGCTCCTGGTGCGCCTTGCGCTCCTTCAGGGCAGCGACGACGGCATTGCGGCCTTCCTTGGTCGCGACCTTGAAGATGCGGCTGTCTTCGGCGTCACCTGTCAGGTAGTCCTCAAAATTGTCGATATCCACCTGTGATGCCGAGGAGAGTTCTCGCCGTAGTGCCAGCGTCGCGCCCATCATGTAGTCGCTGACCAGATCGTTGTACTCGAAGTTGTCGTCGCTCATGTAGACGCCATTGACGCGGCGGACATTCCCCGCCTGGATATAGTTGGACCCGGCCAGACCAGTGACGGTGCGACTCATCATCGACTGGAACTTGTCATTGGTGATGATCTCGCCTTCTGTCAACACGGTGGCAGCACGGGCAGCCTCTGCTCGGCGGTTGTGCTCGGCGGCGGTCAGGCGGTTGGAGGTGCCGCCGGTATTCTCGTATTTGGTGTTCTTGACCCGCTTGGCTTCCCCTTCGGTCAGGATCGCTGAGGCGTGGACCGCGTGCATCGGGGCGGCGGCAGTCTTGCCGTCTGCGGCTCCCTGCACGACGTACATATTGCGGCCCAGCGGGCGGACGATGGTCCCCTTGCGCTGCCGGGTGATCCCTTCGTCCTTGACGTGGTAGCGGACCTTGTCGCCAGTTTCGAATTTTCCGGTACCGGGGGCGGCAGTGACAGCCTCATGTGCCGGGATGAAGACCTTGGCGGTCTTGGCCGCGTCCTTCAGCGTCTGGTGCTCGATGGCGAACTCTTTGCCGATCTGCGTTTTGCCGCTGGAGTGGGTCACCGTGACGTGGTAGTGGGTGGCGTCCTTGCCGGTCACCTTCAGCGCAAACTCTTTGCCGAGGCGCGACGGCATGCCTTCCGGGGTGGCGATGATCATCTCGGCGCCGGGGCTGATCTGCGTCTTGCTGCGCAGGTGGTCGCGTTTCGGCGTTTTTGCCTTCCAGCCGATCACCGAGACCTTGCCGCTGCGATTGTTGCGTGTGAAGGCGATATGGCCGCGATTGGTCTTAGGGGCGGTGTTCGGCATGGCGGAAACTCCTTGTGTTGATAATGGATGGATTGTATCTTTCCTTGTTTCCTATATCAAATTATTTGCCCAAACCACCAGTTAAGGCGGGTTTCTTTTCTCTAGTGAAGGGACGATCCTTCCACTTGACGAAGCGCCAGCGGGCGCACGGAACCGCCGGGTGGCCTGCCGGGGTTAAATCTCACGATCTCTTTTCCCGTGGTGCCGCGTCTGTCGCGGTATCGAAACTGAACTAGGGGGCTGCCATGATTGCAAAAGTCTATTACCGTCGCTATGCCGCTTCCGAGCGCATGCTCTTTGCCGCCGATCCGAAACTCACTCTTGCCGATATCGCCTCCGAGCAGTTCGCTCTGGTCACTGATCTTCGCGCTGGCCGCCTTGAAGATATCTACCGGCATATGCAGGGCGAAGTCTGGTCACCGAACGGCGAGGCCCGCGACCTGATCCGCTCCCTCGGTCTTCATCATACTTCGATGTCCGTTGGCGATGTCGTCGTCGACGAGAACGGTACCGGCTGGCAGGTGGACGGCTGCGGCTTTGCGCGGGTAGGTGCGTGATGACGACGACCTGCCATAACTGCGCTGCCACTTCCGACTCCATCGACGCGGCCATTGATGCCGGCTGGATTCCTTCGTATTGGGAGGCGCTGCCGGCGCCAGAATCTGCCGACGGGCGCTGGACGGAGATCGACGGCCCGTTCTGCCCGGACTGTATTGGACTTCTGGGGCTGGTCTTTTGTGCCGATACCGGCGATTACGAAAAGCGCTAGGAGGCCATCATGGAACACGTCTGCAACGGCTGCCTCGAATCCTTCTCCGCCAGTCTCTCCCGGTGTCCGCATTGCGGCAGCGACGATTGGGACTGCGTGGAGACGTCCGAACTTGAACTGCGCCGCTCCGGTGGCCTTGACTTTGATCTTTAAGGAGATTGCCAGTGACGCCAGAAGAGATTATCAAAAACATTGACGGGCGGGAATTCAGTAAGCAGCGCGAAATTCTGACGCGGATTATTGACTACGAATGCTACCGCCCAGATGCAGACGAACTTGAGTTTCTAGAGGGGCTCCGCAACCTGCTCGACACCGTTGCCGACTGTGCTGCGGACGATTATGGAATCCAGAGCCGCTATGGGAGTGACTCTGACTGCTGATCTCCTGCGCCTGTATGCCCTTCGCATGCAGGCGCATTACTCGTTGCATCATTCCGCAATGCCCCTTCTCTTGATCCTTCTCCTTATCCTTATCCCTATCTTAAACCAAGAAAGGTACTCTCCATGAAGATGCGACTCCGTCCTCGTTACTACTGCGACTTCTGCAAGAAGGCCAGTGGTTCCCCCTCGGCCATGAAGCGGCACGAGCAGGGCTGCACGGCAAATCCCGATCGCTTCTGTGGCCTCTGTGCCCGTGTCGGTGAAGAGCAGAAGCCTCTGGCGGATTTGGTTGCTGCGCTGGATTGTGGCGATGCAGCCGGGCTCAAAGCCGTTCGTGATCTCTCCGGGAATTGCCCGACCTGTATCCTTGCGGCGATTCGTGCATCTAAATTACAAACACCGGGGGAGATGGATAAATTTGAAAACGGCGAGGAACGGTGGATAGAGGGTTTCCACGTCGAGTTCGAGTTCCGCGACGAGTTGAAGTCGTGGTGGACGGACGTCAATAACTCCGAGCGCGAGTCTGGGTGCTATCCGGATCGTCTTCCCTCCTCCTCTGTTGAATTCCTGAAAGGTCTCATCGCCCATGCTGAATAATCCCAATTTCTACCCGACCCCTCCCCTGCTCGCGTCCCGCATGATCTCGAAGCTCAAAGGCCGGCCCAAGCGGGTGCTGGAGCCGTCCGCTGGCAAGGGCGATATCGTCAAGGCCATCGTCTCTCGCTTCTCGCATACCTCGCAGCCAGAGGTTTCCTGCATCGAGATCGACCCGGTGTTGCAGGCAACCCTGCGCGGCGACGGGCACCGGCTGATCGATACCGACTTCCTCGCCTACTCTGGAGCCGACAAGTTCGATGCAATTATCGCGAACCCTCCGTTCGACGCTGGCGACCTGCATCTTCTGAAAGCGATCGAGATCATGTATCGCGGCGAGATCGTCTTCCTGCTCAATGCCGAGACGCTGCGGAATCCGCATACCAATACCCGGAAGCTGCTGGCGCGGAAGCTGGAGGAGCTGGGCGCCTCCATCGAGTACCTGCCGAATCAGTTTGCCGGTGCCGAGCGGCGGACTGGCGTCGAGGTGGCGCTGATTCATATCCAGATCGACCAGTCCGTCTCCGATGATCTCTTTGCCGGAGTTGACGACTTCTCCGCCCGCTGTACCGAGAAGGTCGAGGAGAAGCACGAGCTGTCGACCGGGCGCACTCTGGAGGAGCTGGTCGCCGACTACAACGAGGTGGTCCGCGTCGGCACCGAGACCGTCGTCGCCTTCTATCGCAACTTCAAGAAAGTCGGCGGCTTCCTGCGCATGACTGATGCCGTCGAGAAGCTACGGATTTCGTCGTCGTCGGATGTGACCGGCATGATGCAGGACGCGGTCAATAAACTGCTGATCGATGTCCGTGCCTGCTTCTGGCGGAAGACGCTGGACTTGAAGGAGGTCCGCAATCGTCTGACGACCAAGAAGGCTGCCGAGTTTGAACATGCTATGGCCGATCGCTGCTACATGGATTTCACTGAGTCGAACGTGCGCCAGTTCGTGCTGAACCTCATGGACTCCTACGAGCAGACGCTGACCGACGCCATCGTCGATATCTTCGACCTCTTCACGGTGCGGCATTGCTGGGGCGAGAGCGGCGTCCTTGAGAAAAACGTGCATTATTTTAACGGCTGGAAGACGAACAAGTCCTTCAAGGTGGGCCGGCGCGTCGTCGTGCCGATCCGGGGCGGCTGCTGCTCGACGGCGTTCTTTGACTATGGCCGCTGGCAGCTGGCGTATCAGGCCAAGGACCAGTTGCGCGATATTGATCTGGTGGCGTCTTACTTCTCCGGGCTCCGGGATTACACCTCCGAGGCACCAAACGTGGCATTCAGCGCCAACAAGCATTACCTGTCCATGTCGGCTGCGCTCATGGCGGCGTTCAGCGCTGGTTCGAAGGCCGATCGGCACTCTGGCATCGAGGCGGGGCACTTCACCGTGACCGTCCACAAGAAGGGGACCATCCATATCACCTTCAACGACGAGGACGTGCTGCGGCGCTTCAACTTCATTGCCTGTCGTGGCAAGGGCTGGCTGCCGTGCGACTACGGCAAGAAGCGCTATCAGGAGCTGTCGGCACCGGAGAGGGCGGTCGTGGACGCCTTTGAGGGCGAGCGGTCCTATACCGCTGCGCTGGGGCGCCCGGTCTTTGCTCCCTCGGCGCTGTTGCAGATCGCGGCGTAATTCCGGTTGCTTCCGTCTCTCCCTTTTGATACTATCTCAAACCTTGGAGGTGTCCCCTATGTCGAATCTCTCCGCTTCTCGCCACCGGCCCGCGACCGCTGATCTCGTTCAGCGCGACCGGGTGATTGTTTATTCCTCTTCCTCCTCCCCGGTGTTCCATCTGGGGGGAGGTTTTTCTGCCGAACAGGCCGACGATATTAGCGACTACTGCGGGGCGCATCTGCTTTCGGCTGCCGAGTTCGTCGATATCGTGACTGGAGGTGTGTGATGGACTACGAAGGAAGGCTTTACGGTAAGCTGCGCGGTGTCTGCATTCCTCTTGTGCAGACCACGGAAGACATTGAAAAATTACAGAGGGACCGGGACGAGTTGCTTGCGGCTCTGGAGCGTGTTGTCGAATACCATGTTCCTAAAATTAACCCTCTGTCCGATGCCGTGATCTTGTCTGCCCGTGCCGTCATCGACAAGATGGTAATTAAGGAGGTCGCATGAAACGTCAAGAATTTATCGATGCCGTGACCGATGCCGGCTGGGTGCCTCGCAATGACGCGCAATTCGCACGGATCGGGTTTCTCTGGAAGGAACTGTTTCCGAAGGATGCCGAGATTGAGCATCTTTCTGATGTGGAAGACCGTGCGATTGAACTGCAACGGCAACGCGACCATTTGATGTTGGCGCTGAAACCGTTCGCCGTTTTCGCGTGCGAGGTCGCTCCAGGTGAGGATGCTTGCAGCTGTCATAACTGTCGGGCAAAGTATGTTATTGCCAAGATCAAGGAGGACGCATGAAGATCACCTCCCGCGTCCTCACCGATGCCGTCCTGGCCGCCAACCAGTCTGTTCTTGCCGATTACCCTTCCGGGCTGCGCGTCGTCGGTCCTGACGGCAACGGCCTCTATTCGATGCAACTGATCCCGCGCAAGACCGGGGCGCATCCGCCGGTCATCCTTTGCTACAGCCCGCCGCGTGAGGCATACGTCGCGATGCAGGCGGTGCTGGCTGCGCTGCCGGTGGTCCGGGGGATCGCCGATAATCTCTTGTCCTGCGCTGCTGTTCGTCTTGCCGATGTCGCCCGGCGCCCGGAAGGGTGGACGAAGGCCGAGCATGACCGTTCTCTTGATGCCGCTGTTGGTTCGGTGCGGTTCCTGACGGGAGGTGTCCCATGATCGCCGGGCATCGAGCATATCTGTCAGGCCCCATGACGAATATTTCCGATTTCAACCGCCCACAGTTCTTCCTGGCTGAGTCGCTCCTCCTCGCCTCCGGTGCCGCCTCGGTCTTCAACCCGGCCCGGCATCCCGACGGCCTGACGTGGGAGGAGTATATGGCGCTGGATATCGCCGGTATGCACGATTGCACTGCCTTCGTTCGCCTGCCGGGGTGGGAGGCGTCCCGTGGCGCCCGGATCGAGAACGCTCTGGCTGCCGATCGGGGCCTGCTGGTCCTCGACTTGCCTCCTTGTGTCCTGAGTGTTCCCTTTATCAAAACCACCAGTTAGTGCGGGTTTCTTTTCTCTATTGAAGAGGCTGATCTCTCCCACTAACTGATGCGCCAGCAGGCGCTTGGAGGTTCCCATGTTTAATGCCAAAGCGTTCTATCTTCGCCAACTCCGTTCAACCGTCGACGCGCTGGCTCTGGCCAAGGAGGAGGCTGCCGTCGAGATCGCCAAAGACCCGATCCACTTCATGAGCTGGGGCGGCAACGTCTCGTTCGTCGATGCCGGTGGCCACAAGTGTAGCTGCAACGTCGTCGTGCAGGCGTTCAAGGCCCGCATCGCTATCTCCCTTCTGGACGCCGAGGCTAATGGCAATCTCATTGAGTCCGCCAAGCTCCTGCGCGAGCGGATGATCGACACGCAGCTGCGCTTCTCCGGCGGCACGTCAACCAGCGCCTTCTCGAATGCCGTGGATATGCTGGAGGCGGATGCTCGCCGCGACCTGCTTTGCAACTTTGGACCGCTGACTGCCGAGGCGATTCGTTCGCTTGAAGAGGAGGTCGCCCCATGAAAGGTCTTATCTGCTCCATCATGAAAGCCAAGGACTTCCCCGACTGCTCCTGCGACGGCGTGTCGTCCCGGTTCGCGCAGGTCACTCTCTGCGGTCCCGATATCGAAGGCGTCTTTGAGCCGTCCCCGGACGCGCCGGAGGTCAACCTCGTGAAACGCAATCTGTTCCGGGATGAAATCTATGTCCATGCCCGGCCCGCCGAAATTCCCGCCGGCACTCACTCTGCGATGGGTGGCTGCTTCATCTGGTCGTGCGATGCCCGCTTTCCGTCGTCGCAGCCGATCCCGCTTCACGACCGAGTCGAAAATTAATTCTGGAGGAAGTTATGGAGTTCATGTCGTTTACAGAGCAAAGGCTTTCGAGGTCTGGAAAGAGACGGCTTCGTTATGGGCTTTTTAGGTGTCCACGGTGCGGCGAGGTTAGCGAGAAGATGGTCAGTGATGGGAAGAAACAAAAGACTTGCGGTTGCTTGAAGCAGTTCATGGTGTCTCATGGGCATGCGCTTGTGCCTGGGACAAAAAAACAGACCCCTCTTTTCCAAGTCTGGAGCGCGATGAAGTCTCGCTGTTATTCTCCTGCAAATGTTTATTTTCGCAGGTACGGTGGACGTGGAATTTATATCTGCTCTGAATGGCTCAATAGCCCGGCATCCTTCTTCCTCTGGTGTGAATCTAATGGATGGGAAAAGGGATTACATATAGACCGAATCGATAATGACGGTCCCTATGGTCCCGAAAATTGTCAGTTCATTTCATGCCGAGACAATAACCGCAAAAGATCGTCCGTGAAGCTTACAGTGGTAGACGCCATTAAAATTCGCAAGCTTCGCAGCGAGGGCATTTCATGTAAAAGGCTGAGTAATGATTATAACGTTTGCTCCTCTACCATAAACGCAGTGGTGAGTAATAGAACATGGAAAATTAACGACACTGATCTGGAGGTACCCACATGCAATCCCACTACGCGATAAACGTCTCCCGCAACGGTAAGTTCTTCTTCCGGACCGGCACCGAAATCGTCTCGCCCGATGTCGCCGAGGAGGTTGTCACCGAGTTGCGGCGGTGCCTCCTCCCTGTCGACGGCTTTGTCGTCACCTGCCACCACTGGACGTGCTCCGGGCATGTGTATATGCCGGCTACCGCAGAGCCGGAGCATTCGGTCACTGGTCCCCTGATCGCCCGGTGCCCGTCCTGCGCTTCCCGCTGCATCATGTCGCCGAACGATCCTCTCTTTGTCTGCGCTGAGTGCGGCGTGGAGTTCTCTGTCGCTGTTCTCAGCATCAAGGAGGGTTTATGAGTAAGCCATCTGGCGAGTTCGCTGTCTCTCCCCTGTCTCGCGAGGCATTTGTTGAGACCTATGGCGACAATACCGTCTTCACCGAGGACTGGACTGGTCCCCGCTTCCGCTACGGCTACCGCAATCGTCCGTTCGCCCTGTGCCACCAACCGCGCGGCTGGATAATCGGTGGAATCGATAGCGACTTCCGCGACCCCGTGGCCGGCGTTCGGCATGGATGTGTCGACTACCCTTTTGAGCTGACCGCTGACGAGGTCTATTCGTTCGAGCTGGTCTTTCTTGGCGAGGTGTCCATCCCGTAGTTTTTTCCTGTGTTTGCTCTCCTTTTGTCACCACCTTTTGTGATATCATCGCGCCCGGCCACTTGTGCCGGGCCTTCCCTCTCAGTGCCCCTGCGGCCTCTTCCTTTCCCCTGCCAAGGAGTTTCCCATGTCTGCCTGCCCGTCCTGCCAAGCTACCGTCAAGAAAGGTTCCAGTTTTTGCCGCTACTGTGGCCACCAGCTCCCGGTGGTCGTCGGCGTGTCCTATCCCTACGGCATCCGGTTCCCGTCAGCTTTCGGCGATGCTGCTGTCGTTGCTCTGGCTCGCACCGCTCCAAGGTATTCTCTCGACGTTTCCCTTGCTGGAGTATTCCATGTTGCCCTCTACGACCGCCTGACGCTTCCGCAGCTGGCCGATCTCCACCGGGCGGCGTTCCTTGCCTTGCCTCGCGGCTCCATCATGCATACCGTCGACGGCAGGACGTTTTTCGGCGGTTCCTCGTTCTGGGCCTGCATGTCCCGGCGGCTGAATGAGGAGGGAGTCTTCGGCGGCGAGGTCGAGCACTGGTCCGCTCGCTGCCATTCCTTTTTCGGCTGCATCTCGTCACAGAAGCGGCAGCATGCGATGTATCACCGCGAGGGCTGGGAGGTCTTCTATCCGGGCCGGCATGGGCGCTTCGCCGACTCCGTGAGCGGTGGCGAGGCGAACCCTTGCCCGGAGGTAGATGCGGGTCGCCACCAGTTCTTCTACCCGGACCGGGCGAAGATTCAGGCCGAGGTGCTGCAGCTGGCGAAGCGCTCTGGCTGCAACCGGTGCCCGATGTTCTCCCCGGCGTATCTGGCGCAGCAGATGAAGAAGATCCCGCTCGTGCTGGAGTTCGGCGTGACTCCGGATTGCGGCTGGTTCCGCTGTCAGCTGCATGGCGATGCGGCGTGGTTGCGGGTTTATTGACTAAGGAGATTGTGCGATGAAACTTGGTATTGGTTCTCTTGAGACTTGTAACGAGACGGGGATTGTGACCTTCGATTGTGGCTGCCGGTTCAATCCTGAAACGCATGAGGTTTGGCCGTCGTCATCGTGTCGACCCTCTCCACGGCAAGAGTCCGTGGAGAGGCACGAGGATGGGTCTTCTAAGTATGTTCGCGAGGCTCGCTCTGCTCGGCACTCGATGGATGTGAGCTATTATTTTTGGCGTGCTCAAGAGATCATTGATGCTTCAGGTTAAAACCACCAGTTAACGCGGGTTTCTTTTCTCTATTGAAGGGATGATCCTTCCGAATTCAGATGCCCCAGCGGGGGCCGGAGGTTGCTATGTTGACGACGGAGAAGATTTGCACCGGCCAGTTTCGTGTTTGCTGGAACGGCGCGGCTACCGAATGGACGATCATTAACGGCTGTGCCGGTGTCAGTGGGCGCGATTCTGCCAACCACTACGGCGTGCTGAAGGATGGGAGTACTTCTCCTCGCTGGATCGGTTCTCTGATTGCCTGCAAGAAATCGCTGGCGTTAACGTTTCGAAACGCGGACAAGGTGAAGCCTTGAAAGGTAACACCTACGCTGTCGTCATCCGAATTGAGACAATCAGGAAGCGCCTCACCGACGGTGGGGCGCTAAACTGCGGCGATATTGCCGCTCTCTTCGACGTCTCGCTGAAGACAGCCCAGCGCGACATTGAGTTCCTTCGCTCGTTTTACGGCCTCACCATTGACTATGACGCGAGTCGTCGCGCACTGTACTTGGCTGCTCCTGCCCCACCTTATCCGCCTCCGCTGGACAGCGATGTATCTTCTTCTGTCCGTGGTCGGTATCCGAAAAAGCCGGAGCGCAATGCTCCGGCCTTTTTTGCGTTTTTTACTTATTTTTCGTAAGGTGTTCCTTGTACTCCGTCCTTACTGCCAAAATGCCCTTTGGATTTTCTCCCTTTCTTTGTGCCTTCAACCATAGGCCGATAAGTGTGTCGATATTGTAAATCACGCCGACCGCTTTTTTCCCCGCCAGCATTTTCGCCACTACTCGGTGATGCCCATCGATAACCATCGGCCTCTGAATCTTTATCATCCTTCAACCCTTCTACGAGAACCGGCGGGATAGCGGTGCCCTTCCTTTCTTCCGCAGCCAATTCCTGAATCTTCTTGTCACTCCCCGGCATAACCCCTTTTTTATCGAACTCCTTATAATCCTCCCAGTCGTCCCACTCTGAAGGATCGACGTCTTTAAGAGGGATATGGTCGTGGATGATCCTCTTTGGCTGAATCTTGGAACTGAAATGTTCGTCAAGCATTTCCGCTACGTATTTATCCAGAAATGCGGTTGCCTTCAATCGCTTTGCGTCTGCATGCATCTGCTCTGTGTTGATCATTTTATGTGGTGGAAGTTTTGTCGGCTGCGCGGGTGGGACATAATGCGTCTCCCCCAGCACCGTCCGGGGCTCGCCGCCTCTGATCTCCGCCTCGATCCGCTTCCGGCTGGCGGCTGCCGTCTCTTTCGGCTTCCGGGGCTTGCTGGCGGCCTTCTTCCCTTCCTGTGCAGCATCCTTCCCCGGCTCGACCTTCTTCTTCGCCACCGTCCGCAGCAGCGCCATCGGGTGCCCGATGCGGCCCTTCGGCTTCTTGCCGTCCCCGGTGGCTGACTTCCTCTTCCGCAGCAGCGCGACGAGTGCGTGGTGGTGACCTGCGGGCGCTACCGGCGTCTTCTTGCTGCGGCTGTCGTCGTGTTCGTTGACGACGGTGCCGTCCTTGCGCGTGTAGGTTTTGACGTGGGACTTGGCGATCGTCGCATTGCCGCGATTCTTCTTCTGCAGGTACCACGGCTCGTGCCCGGAAAAAGGAAACGGGCCAAGGCAAGCACAGAACGGGTGGATCAGCCCGGCCACCGCCTTAAGCGTCTCCTGCCCATCCTCACGGCCTCCCGGCACCGCCTTGCCGCCCTTCACCGGGTGCGCCTTGCGACCGATGTTCATGCCGTTGCCGATCAGCTCCGCCAGGTCGAAGATGCGCGGCGTGCCGTCCTCCTCCAGGTATAGGTGTTTGCATTGGGCGCAGGCCGTCGGCAGCGGCATCTTGTAGACGAGTTGCTGCGGCCCGTGCTGTTCCAGTATCTGCATCGCCTGCCCCTGCTTCTGGGCGTCGGTGATCTCGAAGAAGGCGACCCGGTCCCAGTCGCGGCTCTTGTCGTCCATCGCGTGATACAGCTCCGAGCTGAATCCCTGCCAGGTGTTGACCTGCCGCTCCGGGATGGCGATGCCAAGCGCCTCCTTCTTCTCCCGGTCCAGCACCTTCGCCTGCAGCCGCTGTTCGTGGAAGTCGATCGCCATGTTGCGGATGATGGTGCGGTTGCGGTCGGCGATGATCTCTCCAGCCAGCTTCGCCGTGTCGTCACCGAGCGCCGTGATGTAGTTGGCGGTCTGCTGCTCGGCGATGGCGATCGCGTGGATATCCGGCGTCAGCAGCGGCATGGTGGCTGCCAGCTTCATGATCTCGGCAAAACTGCCGCCCTGCTCGACCGCCTGCCATGCCCGGCCAAAGGTGAAGGCGTTGTGGATGATGCGGCCTTCGGTCCCGACCGCCAGCGCGAAGTCCTGCGGGGTGACGTCCGGCGCGATCCAGCCTTCCGCCTGCCAGCGTGTGAGGAGGTCTTGCGGCGGCGTGTAGTCTCCCTGTATCTGCGCGGCGATGAATCCGAAGCGGTCCCGGACTACCTGCAGCAGATCGGCGATCTCCTCTTTCGTCAGGGGACGGGTTGGGCCGATGGACTTGATCAGCTCCGCTCCCTGTAGCCGACGCTCGACCGCTCGCTTGATATCGATGGCGGCCAGCCCGTACTCATGCCGGAACTGTCGCAGCAGTTCGCGAGTCGGCGCGTCCCGTGGCTCCTTCGGGCCGTCGCAGCTACAGCCGGCGGCCTTGAGTAGCGCGTCCGCGACTTCGGCCTCGATCCCCTGTGCGGAGACGAGGCCGAGGACGGCTTTCTGGAGCTGGTCGTTGGTCAGGTTGTGGCTGATTTTAAGTTTCATTTAGCGGCTCAATTTGTAATGTCGGACGTGATCCTTGATGTTCTTCTCTGGCACCTTCGACAGGTCCATGCCGCCGTGGTCTCTGGCTGTGTCTCCAAGGTGACGGCCCATGCGGCTATCGAGGAAGTCGCGAGCCTTTTCGTGTGAATCGAAGTGCCCGTTCTTGACGAGGTGGTCAGCTGCGGCGGAATAGCTTTCAGCGGCCTTGGCCTCCACCTTGCGGATAGTGGACTCCGGGGCTCGGTAGATGTCTCCGTCCTTGCCGACTTCTTCTTCAGCGTGGTGATCCTGCGCGATACCGTGGAAACCGTTGCCTTCGTTGGCGGTCTCGGTGCGGGGGGCTGCGGAGGTCTTAGCGGGCGTCTTCTTGGTCGTCTTTTTCTCTTTCTTGCCAAGATCATGTGCTGCGCCGAGTGCCGCCTCTATGCTTTTGACGTGGCCTTCCTTAAAATCGTGGCGGTCCAGTCCACGTTCTTCAAACGTGTCATGGACAAGGAGGTGTTTCTTTGCCACCGGGAGCAGATGGTCGGTGCTCGGAGACTTCCCGCCTCCGGCTTTGTATGCGGCATGCAGGGCTTCTTTGACCCGGCTCACGTGGAGGTCTTTGAAGTCATCCCGATCGCTCTTCTTTTCCTTGAGGCTGTCGATACCGAGGTGAGCCTTGGAGGCAGAAGCAATAGCTCTCTGTCTGCTGTCGTCGTGTTCCTTGACGGTCACGCTGGTGCCGCTGGCCGTGGTGCGCTGGTAGGTCTTGACGTGGGCTTTTTCAAAGGATCTCCGACTCATAACAGCACTTCGAATTTCGCCAGTTGTTCGTCTCGATCTCTGTTCTTCGAGCCAGTCTTCGTGGTCTATCCGAGCCTGATCTGACACCGGCTTTTTCGCTGTTCGCCCTTCTTTTTTATTCAGCGCATCCGCGAACTGCTTTGCCTCCTCATTATTTTTAAACCTGTGGCCGGTTGAGCTTCCTGATCCTCCTTCTCCGACAAACCATGCGCTGCCGTTTGGCGACTTAAAGGCTTCGTAGGGTTCTTTTGTCCGGCTGTCGTCATGCTCCGCCACCGTCGCCACTGCTCCCGACTTGGTGCGGCGGGTGTACGCCTTGACGTGGGACTTCTTGAGCAGCGCCCGGAGTTCATCTTCGGTCTCTGCTGCCGCTTTCCGTAACTCGTCGCTGCTGATGCGTGCCTTGTCTGCCATGTCTATTCTCCCACTTCGATGGTGATAAATTTCACGTCGCGAGGCTGCGACTTTTTCTTGAATTTCTTGGCCGGGATCGGTCCGATCATGTTCCCGGCGGCGTCGATTGGTAGCGACTTTTGGACATCCTCGTCTTGGCTGTCGTCCTGCTGGTCGTCGCCCGGATCGCCTTGCGGCTGACCCAGCATCTGGAAGACTGAGAGATAATTGGTAATCGGGACATCGCTCGGATAATTCCACGGGTTTGAATCATCCAGAGGATCGCCAATCGGTGCCTTGCCCTCCTCCATCCGCGCCTCGTTCTTTGTCATCCATTTACTGACACGAGCGGTCCTTAAGTCTACTGTTAACTTCTCGTCGTCCTTCTCAATGCCGGTGACGATCAGCTTTAGGTCGTTGTAGCGGGGTTTGATGATCGCGTCCGTGAGCCAGCTGGTCATGTCCTCGATGGACGGTATCAGGCTCAACTCCTTGTTGAACTCGATCTCGTCGATCGGGCTGGCGTTACCGAGGCTGTTTCCTCCGGCACCGGAGTCCATCTGGAGGTTTAGTGTGCTCGGATGTGCGCCGTAGGCGGCTGCCTTCAGCATGATCAGCAGCCGGACGAATTCGTTGAACAGCATATCCTTCGGCGTGTCGCGCAGCTTGTGCGCCTCGATCTTGAAGCCGTCAACGCTGCCGCTGGGGATGACCGGCAGGCGCCAGTAATTGCCGGCGCCGTGCGTGTCGCCGATCAGCATCTGCTTGAACGCCTGCAACCCTTCCTTGTCGAAGTCGCCGGCCACCGACAGGATCGCCTCCGGGTAGTTGGTCTTGAACATCTCCCGGTTGAAGCTCCATGCAGCCATCAAAGTAGCTGTAATTTCAAGGGAAACCTCTAAACGAGAAATTCCGTAACCAAATGTGTTGATTTCGTCGCTGGGGTTGGACAGGTGGATGCTGAGCTCGTCGGAGGTGAAGGCGTCAACGAGGAGGCCGTCGACGATCTGGACGTAGCTGGCCTTGGTCAGGTCGAAGCCGGTTGCCGCTGACATCTGGTAGGCGGTGGCGGCATTGACGGTCTTCTTGCCGCCGTTCTTCTTGGCGTTCTTGGCGGCCCACTCCTTCATCGCCTCATCGACGTTCTTGACCGTCTCGCCCGGCAGCGCGTAGAAAGCGGCGTAGCCTTTGCCGTCGGCTCGCTTCATCCGGCGGATACACTTGCGATCTATGATCAGCTCGGTCTTGGTCAGGGAGGCGACCAGTTCCTTAATGCGGCTGTGGGGACGGACGCGGTTTGGATAGAACTGAGTGTACTTCTCCGGACACGGGTCATCGATCAGCACTTCCATTTCACGGCAGCGGTCGTCGATCTCCTTGCTCCCCTTGAACGTCGGATCGTCGTGGCGGATGTGAACCACCTTGTACCCGACCTTCGCCGCGTCGTAGGTATGCTTCCAGATGCGTTTCATCTGGTCGACTCTGGCGCGTATCAGGATGGCATCGACGAACGACTGCCGGGATGCCTGGTAGAGGGTGCGGAAGCCCGGCGTTCCCTGCGGCTTCTCCCTGGCGCCGTAGAGGGACATATTTTGCAGCATGTATTTGGAGAAGAGGGTGCCGCGTTTCTCCTCCTCTTCAGCTGCAATCTTGCGGGATTCTTCTGCGACCGCCTTGTTCAGCGAGTCAATGCTCCGCGAAGAGACCAGAAGTCCCGCCGGAGTCTCCATCATGCCGCCCGCGCGTGGTAGCGCTTTTTTCAGATCGTCTTTGTCCATGCTGACGATTATCTGTTTTTCCGTTCCCTATATCAATTTTTTTGCTCATCTCTTCGTCCCAAGGTCTTGATTCAACGACCTCTCCGGCGAAGGCGACTTTGTAGGCATGGATGATGCGTTGCTCTTCCGGGGTTTTGTCTTTGAGGTGGGGGAGTTCGCTGCGGAGGTAGATCGGGCGGCTGTCACAGGTCATGCGGATGGCGGCGTATTGCTCCCATCCGTCGACGACCCAGACCTCGTCTTGCAGGTTGGCGCTGTTGATGAGGATGGCGCCGGGGAGGGTCATGCGGGTTCGATGGTTCTGGGGAGTGCTTGCCCGCAGAGGAAACAGGTCGGGGTGTTGGACTCTGGTGGATTGATATCCCCAGCGACCTGTTTCCCTCGAATAAAGGCTGGGAGCGTCTTCTTGCATGCGAAGCAATGTGTCACTCCGGGTGTCCAGCTCCTCAGCACGGCGCTTTTCATTCAGCGACTTCGATATTCGTGAAGGTGCCCGTCTTCATCTTGTCCGTAGTGCTGGCTCATGGTTTCACTGGTCCTCTCCCTTGGCGCTGCCGGTCCCTTCGGTTGATACCCGGAGTGCCGGTCCTGCGCCATATAGGCGCTGAGGGTAGCGACTCCGCAGACGAAGCCGACGACGAATGCCAGCAGCAACATCCAGACGTTCATCCCGGACTCCCTGCCGGCATCAGCCGGGCGGCGCCGTTCAGTATGTGCATGAGGTCTTTGAGGCTGACGTCGATGTCCGGCTGCGTGCATATTTCGCCTTTTCCCGTCCAAATCTGCACGCGGCCCTCGGCCATGACGAAGGTGCTGCCGTTGACCTCGAACGTGACCTTGGCGATCTCGCTGCCGGTCATCGGCCACCTCGCGCATGCGCCAGCGAACACTGCGGGCAGTTGACTTTCTCCGGGTCCGTCGTCGTCTTGACCTTGCGCGACAGGCGGCAGAGAGTCTTGCCGTCCTTGGATGCGTAGTGCGTTGTTGCTGCCACTGGTGGCCTCCTTGATTTTTACTTCTCTTGCACCATGTCGAGTAACTGCATCATCTGGTATCGGTCTTTTCGGTTGAGCGGGACTTTCAGCGCCAGCTTCTTATGCCGGCCTGTCAGCAGTACCTGCTTCACCACCTCTTTGCCGTACTGCTTGACGTATCCGACAAATTGATCGTGATATTTTGCGACCTGCCCCCGCAGCCCATCGTGTTCTTTCGCCTTTGTCATCCTCCCGCTTCCTTTCGATTTAAGTTCCCCTCCCCCAGCGACGACCGCTGGTTGCCGGTTGCATCAAAGCAGCCTGTAGCTGTTGACCGGCAGGGAGGGATAATTGCTTTCATTTCGTGAGCCCGCGCAGACTGGTGATCTTTCCCCGTGGCGCCGTCATGACCCGTTCGTGCGGCCTCTGCGCCTCCTTGGCTCTGGGGACCGGCGGCAGGTACTGACTCTGCATCTCTGCGACCTCTTCTGGCGACAGGGTGCGGACCGGCTCGCACGAGGGGTACTTCTTAATGTTCCCGCGTCTCAGCCAGCACATTTTAAAAGGCTCGCCCGTGTAGTCTTGGCCGGTCCCGGTTGGCGTCGTTCTTGTCCAGCAGCGCCGCAGCGAATTCCTGCGACCAGCCGTTGCCGCCGACGTAGGTCAGTACCCGCAAGACGACGTCAGCCAGCTCCTCGATCATCTTGGCGCGATTGCCGATGCGGGACAGGTCGACGTGCTCGATGGCCTCCCGTTGGTATTGCCGCAGCAGGTCCATGCACTGCGCCAGCCGGACGGTCGCCAGATCGACGTGGTAGCTCTTGCTGGCAGAGACATGCTCCAGCGCTTCGGCGATCTCCGTCGCGATCAAGGTAATCTGCGTCCGGTGCAAGCCCTGGTCGAATCCCTTGGCGGCACCGATGCGGGCGGCGTCCTGCGCGAGCCCTTCGAGGACCGATGCGGCGATCAGGCGAAAGTCTTTGTCGCTGAATGGTATCTCGACGAACTCCTTGTTTTTCGCTGCATCATCTTCGTCGTGGCAGCGATTCATCTCGTTGGCCATACTTCGGACAAGGCGGACGGTCAGCGTGTCGTTGTCGCCCGTCTTCGGGCATTCGGCTACGCACATGCCGATGATGTGGATCGCGAGCAGCTCGGCGTGGCAGCTGTCGTATCTCACCTGCAGCGCGTCGAGGCGCTCCTTGAGGAGCTGGCTGCAACTGTGGCTGCCGTCCTGCCCTGTTGGCCACGAGTATCCACAGGTGCAACAGGTGGAGGTGGGGCGGTCGGTCATGGCATGATCCTTTTGCGGAAGCTGACGGCGGCGGCCTTGCCGAAGAGCACCTTGGCGGCATCCCGGAGGCGGCACCAGAAGGAGTCGTGGCCCTTTTCGAGCCGGTGGATCGCTCCGGCGAGCTGCGCCTTCTTCAGCTTGTTGTAGTTGGTGATGGCGCAGGAGCACGGCACGAAGTCGCCAGCTTTGATCGCCGTGTATCCCCGCCCAAAGCACTTGCCGCAGCCTTTCTTGGCGATGAAGGCCAAATTCGTTTTCTGCTGTTGCTCTTCGCGTTTACTCTTGGTCTCT